GGGGGGAGATACGGTAACTCTCACGGTTTCTGATATTGAAATCGGCGCGGTGGAGATTAAAGACGGGGATACGGACACGCGCGCGAAAGTTATTACGACATGTCCGCTGGATTCTGACCGGGGGTTGGTGGTTCGTAACATTCCGTGCGGGACTCAGGCCGTATCCGGGCCTTTAACTGATGCACAATTACGTGCGACGCGGGTTCCGGTTGAACTGCCTCCGGGTGGAAGCGGGCTAACAGATGCGGAATTACGTGCCACTCCGGTTCCCGTCTCCGGTCCTTTAACTGATGCCCAGCTTCGTGCGAGCGCCGTGCCAACTCGGCTGCAAGACGGGGTGGGGGCGGCCCTTGCGACAGTTATTAATTCTGACCCGATTGCGGGTGATAATGGATTGGTCGTTCGCAATCTTCCGAGTGGAATTCAATCGGTGGACGGTTCGAGTTTTACTCAGCCGGTTAGTGGTTCGTTTTTAACCGATGCACAGCTTCGAGCAAGCCCGGTTTCCACAAGTGATGCTAATTGGACGACGGATGGTTCTGCGTTTGCGATGGAATCCTCCAAAATCGCGCCGGGCGGATATGTTTTTGATGAAGTCGCTGGGGTGTCTTTGGCTGAGAATGATGTAGCGGCGGCTCGTATCGATGCGAAACGGGCACAAGTTTTTGTGTTTGAGGATTCGACCACTCGTGGGCAACGTGCAACGGTTTCCGCAGCCGGTGCGGTGAAAGTAGACGGATCAGCCGTTACTCAGCCCATTTCAGCGGGTTCACTCCCACTCCCCGCCGGAGCAGCGACTGAAACTACTCTTGACGCCATTCGAGATACTCTTGATTTACAGTTAGATGTTCAACTTTCTTCACGTCTTTCGGAGGCGACGTTTACCGCGCGCACACCAACCTTGGGTCAAAAAACCATGGCCGGTAGTTCTCCGATCGTTATTGCTTCGGATCAATCGGCGGTGCCAGTTTCTGGCCCCCTAACGGATGCACAATTACGGGCGTCTACTGTTTTGGTTGCGGATGATTGGAGAAGGAATTCTACACCAAAACGGTATCAAATTTCTGTAATTCTTACTCCGGCCAATGCGACCGCCTTGACTAATTTAATGGGCTTGCGGAAGCAGGGGGCAAATGCGGATGCTTATCTAATTAGGATTCGAGTAACTACACATCATTCGGCGGCGGGTGTGGCGTTTACGTTTGGATGGAAACGCGCGACGACGGTAGCGGGCGGCACGCTGGTGGCGGCGGCGGATGTTCCAAAGATGGATACGGCGGCAGCCAATGCCTCTTTAGAAATCCGAACTGGGGCGGTGACGTTTGGTGCCGAAGCGGCACAATATCTTTTATCGGGACCGTCGGCGGTAGCGGCGGCTCCGGCTGCGGGAACCGGGGCCGGTATTGATTGGGAGTGGCTCGCAAACGATCGTGCGGGTTCCGTTCGTTTAACCGGAGATGAGGGGTTGATTATGGAGCAAGTAACAGCGAGTGATGTAGACAATCGTGTCTATGTAACCGTAGAATGGGAAGAAGTATAAAGTTATGGCATATCAAATAATGGCAGAAAATTTTTCGACGACCGGAGTTGGGACTCCATTGGACATGTCGCTTTCACCGCAAAATCAGTATTCGATGCAAATAGTAGTTCCTAGTGGGGTGCCGGTTGCGTGGTCGGTGGTTTTGGAGATCAGCTTGGACGGGACAAATTGGGTTACGATTCTGACCCACACAAGCGTAGCAAATGGGATTGCAACAATCGTCTTTTTTACGGGGAACCCGGCCCCGGCTTCATGGATGCGATTTAGAGTTCCTACGTTGCTTTTGGGAACTTCGCCGAATATCACGGCTTACGCATTGGCGATGGATTAAATGAATCATATCTATCCGATCAACGATTGGTTTCCTCACGCGCTCACGCTGGCGTGTCCGTGTCATCCGCAATGGAATGGCACATCCGTGGTCCATAATGCTTTTGACGAGCGTGAAAAATTGGAGGGCCTAGCCACCATTGCGGGCCGGGAAGCGGACCGATGGAATGCGCAGGAATTTGTGAGGTTTTACGCACGATGAAAGCCGGAGATTTTAATCTCGGGATATTTTACGACCAAGACGGCCCAATCGATACCGACGAGGCCATTGTTGTTCGGCGTCGTCCTAAACGTCGTAGAGTTCGATACTCGCCGCCCGGTAGAAAACGGCGCACTGTTTTATGATGAAGAGAATTTTCGCATGGATCGTGGCCGGGCTGCTGGTAGCAGGGTCCGTGCAATACCAGCGCCTTTCGGAGCGGGATTCTTACGCGCGCATGCAGGAATCGACGGCGTTGGTTGTCGCAAGTGACGGACAGGGAAGTGGAGTGGTGATCGAGCGGGGGTCGCGTGTTTTTATCTGGACCGCTAATCATGTGGTGGATAAAAGTTCGGAAGTCGTGGTAAAACGATTTATCCGCACAGAGGGACGAAAAGTTGGAGAAATTTCTTTTAGGGCACGGTTAATTGCGCGTGATGCAGAGCGGGACATTGCGTTACTTTGGGTGGATTGCCCGGCTGGTTTTTTTCGAGCGGCTAAGTTTGGGGGTGGTATTCTTCCGGTGGGCGTGCGACTGACGCATGTGGGTAATGTTCTTGGGGCGGAGTTCGATGGGAGCGTTTCTTCTGGAATTCTTTCGCAGGTGGGAGTCCGTCCCGACGATCCGGCATGGCCTTGGAGGCATCCGACTGATCAAGGAACTTTTTCGGCGTTTTATGGGGGTAGCGGAGGTCCGGTCTTTTATAAAGATAAAGTCGTGGGAATTTTGGTAGGGGGTTTGGTTGGTCGGGGCTATATAAATTACGTTCCGGTGCGCGAAATTTTGGTATTTGCTCGTAAGAATGGCTTGTCGTGGTCGGTGTATGGCAGCCGGTGTCCGAGTGACGATGCCCTGAATGAACTGGTGAGCCGAACTGCGGTTTTTAGTATCGAATAATTATGGATAGTATCTACAATATTCTTTGGAAACTCTTAGAAGATGCTGGCGGAATTCCGGCTCCCGGAGACCTCGCGCACGATCTTTTGCGAAAGTATTTGGAGGCAATCAAAACTGGCACCGATGATGAAAATGATCCGGCGTCCGGCGATTCGTTTATGAATCTCTTGGTGAAGGTGTTGCGGCGTCGAGGTGGTTTTCCTTCACCGGGAGATAACGAATGGAATTTGCTCGTGAAGTGGCTGGCCATTGAGGGCGAATGTCGTGGATGTGGGGATTTGGTTTATACCCTGTGGCGAAAAATAGGAGAATCAATATTGGGGGAACCTGAGCCGAATGGTTTATTGTCTGGTTTAACGGCATATTGGATGTTAGACGAATCATCCGGCTTGCGGCTAGACAGCGTTAATAACTACGATCTGACGCAAAATGGAACGGTTCCCGGAATTGCGGGGGCATTAAATAATGCGGCTGATTTTCCCAATACCGCAAACGATTATTTATCAAACCCAAGTTCTGATTTTGGGACGAGCGAAGGCCATTTTTCTTTTTCGACTTGGATTAGGGTTAAATCAATTTTTGATGGTAGTATTTTTGGGAAAGAAGAATTTGTTACCGGGGGGTGGAGTTTGTTTTTGGCTGGTGGGCCGAGTTTTGCGCTTCAGTCAACGGCTGATTTTAATACGGAACGGGTGGTTTCGGAGGTGTTGGTGATTCCTGATATCAGCTACCATGTGGTAGCATCTTTTAATGGGGCAGGTGCGTTTATTTGGGTCAATGGTGTAATTAATACGGACGCGCATTTGGGAGCTACTAATAGCTCAGTGGATTTTCAAATGGGGCAAAACGCCGACGTAGTGGTTGATGAAACGGCGATTTGGATCGGACGCGCATTGACTAGTGCGGATGCAGTGGTTTTATACAACGGGGGCGCGCCTTTACCATTTTCAGCGTATGATTAAATTTGACAAGTGTGCGGCGTTCTGATATGGTGTTACCGTGAACGTTGTTAGTTACATTCGCGTCAGCAGCAAGGGCCAACTGGATGGGGATGGCTTGGAGCGCCAGAGAACCGCTATTGAAAAATTCTGTAAAACTCATAGTTTAAACGATACTTTTGAGGCAGTCGAGCCGGGGGTAAGTGGTGATACGGAGGCGTCGGCCCGAAAGGCTTTTTCGGACATGCTTGATTTAATTGATTTGCGAAAATTCGGTCCCGTTCCCGTCAGGGCAGTGGTGGTAGAAAAACTCGACCGCCTCGCGCGCGATTTGATGGTTTCTGAGTTTCTGTTGACGGAGTTTCGTAAGCGGGAGGTTAAGGTTTTTGCGACGGATCAGGAGCTATTAATCGACATGGCGACAAACGCTGGCGATCCTACTCGTAAGCTGATACGCCAAATTCTTGGTGCGTTGTCGGAGTGGGAGAAATCACAATTAGTCCGCAAACTTAGGGCGGCTCGGCAGCGCAAGAAAGAACAGACCGGGCGCTGTGAGGGCGGCGAACCCTACGGGTATTCGAGCCGGGAGAAATCTCCGGGCCAGAATGCTAAAGAGCGGTCAATTTTAGAATTAATGCGGCTCTGGCGGGAGACGATGAGCAACGAATCTATCGCGAAGCTTTTAAACGACGGTGGGTTTTTGAATCGGTTTGGAAAGCCGTTTACCCGGCAGGGGGTTTTGCATTTAATCAAAAATAATTTATGAGGCATCCCGAAGACGCGGAGAAAGGTTACTATGTGCAAGTGCAAAGGCAAGAAAAAGAAGAAAAGTAAGAAAAGCTATTAATTTCCTCCATAAACTTCATCGTCCGCGCCGGGAGGCATCCCCCAATCCCCCGGCGTGCTTCCTTTTGTCATGGTAAATGCGGGAGTTTCGGTCCACTGTTTCTTAGAGAGTAAACCGGGCGGGACCGCTTTAAACGCCGCCAGTGGGGACTCACTCTCGGCAGAACACAGTCCCCACTTTTTATTTTATGGATGTGTATGCCTTTTACGACTGTTCGATTGACGCCCCTACGGGACAGGCCGCTATGGTGACATTGTGGGAGCGGGGATGGCGAAATCGTGGGTGGACCCCCCGGCTGATCACGGAGCGGCATGCGCGTCGAAGCGGGTTTTATACTGAACATAAACATGACGTTCAAATATCATTGTTGGCACTCCACGCAGTTGGGGGCGGTTGGTTTTCTCCCCTTAGTGTTATGAATTTTGATTTTCCCCCCGCGAAACTATATCCGGGGGGTGTTGAATTGCCGTATGGAGTATATGCGGCGTCAAAAACGGTAATTCACAATCTTCTTGTCCGAAAGGGGGGGTTAAGTGCGTTTCGTTTATGGTGCGCTTCATTTGAAGAAAAAAATTGGCACACATCCCCCTTAGTTCATTTCTCCGATCCGACTCTTATCCTCGACTGCGGACGACCCCTGTAATGCTCCCGGAAAATCTACAACCATTTGCCAAGGGAGTCGCGTCAGCGGTCCACAAGGGCAGGCTTCGAGACGCGGCGGCGATGGTGTCGGATTTCTGTGGTCTCGGGCTGAAGATCGACAGCGATAATCCGGCCAAGACCTTTCCCCCCCTCCAACATTATTTACATTATCTCCTTAACAACAACGCGATGGAGGAAGCCGCGCAGTTGTTGTGGACGCCTACACAATTTACTCCGGCCCCGCAATATACCAAGGATGTTTGGAACCTTTTCGATACTTCGTCCATGGGTTTGATCATGGGCGCGTCGAGTTGCAGTAAAAGTTTTGGGCTGGGTGCCCGGCTGTTCCTCGAATGGATTCGCGATCCGGGGTGGACTAGTATCACCGTGGTTGGCCCGAGTGAAAAACATCTTGAGAAGAATCTTTTTTCGCATCTGGTGGGCCTACATCAGACGGCTAAGCTTCCAATGCCGGGAGAAATCGGCTCGTTATTTATTGGGTTGGATCGGCGCAATCAACTCTCGTCCATTAGCGGGCTGGTGATTCCTACGGGACGGACAAAAAAGGCGGGGCGCTTACAGGGAAATAAACGCGGAAACCGTCCCGAGCCGCATCCGGTGTTTGGGCCGCAGTCGCGGTTATTTGTTTTCATTGACGAAATTGAAAATGTGCCGGGCGGTTTGTGGTCGGACATCGACAATATTCTTTCACAAATTCAGGAGGAAGGCGGAGCGGGTGGGTTTAAGATTTTTGGCGCGTATAATCCAACTAATCAGACCGACGAAGTTGGAAAGCGCGCGGAACCGCCTTTTGGGTGGCCGAGCCTTGACCCGGACGAGCACTATCGGTGGGTGTCCGCGCGCGGGTGGGATGTGCTGCGCCTCGACGGAGAAAAATCGGAGAACGTTGTCCAAAACAAATTGATTTTTCCGGGCCTGCAATCGCGTCCGGGCCTTGAACGAATTGCCAAAAATTCGGGCGGTCGGCAGAGTGCGGGGTATTACTCGATGGGTCGTGGAGTTTATCCGCCGACTGGGGTGGAGTTAACTATCATCCCTCCGGGGATGTTACAGCGGTGGCGCGGCGAATTTATATGGTTGGATGCGCCGAAGCCCTGTGGGGCGTGTGATTTGGCGTTGGAAGGCGGCGCGGCGGCATCGTTTGCGCTTGGGATTTGGGGGAAAGCGACCGGGGTTAAGTATCCGGCATCTATGGAGTATCCGCAAGGTCAAACGATAATGTTCAAAGACCCAGTCACGCAGACGGTAACTCCCCGCATCGCGATCCAAGTTAATCAGGTATTTCCTCTCCAAAAAGGGGATACGGTGGTGATGAAGGATCAGTTAATTCAATTATGCCGTCGTTCCGGGATTCGGCCTGAGTATTTTGCTTGTGACCGGACGGGGCACGGTCAGGGGGTGGCCGACCTAATGAAGCATGAGTGGAGCACCGCAATTCATGCGTTGAACTATTCGGAAGGTTGCTCCGAGGCAAAAATAATGTTGGAAGACACGCATACCGCTAAGGAGCAATACGACCGGATGGCTACGGAACTTTGGTTTGCGCTGCGTTCGTTTGGTGAGTTTGGTTATTTTCTAATCAATTCTTCGGTTGACATGACCAAACTCACCCAGCAATTGACCCAGCGGCGTTTTCGTATGTCCGGGGCAAAGACCAAAGTGGAGAGCAAGCGGGATTATGTGAGTCGAGGTAGTTGGGAATCCCCCGATGATGCGGACGCAATTACTTTATTGGTTCATGCGGTTCGTAAGGGCGCAGGTTTAATTCCATCTATGAAAGGCGGAGACGCGGATGAGGGAAACGAAGACGACAGTTGGTGGAATGCCCGCTATGAGGGCGGTGCGAGAATTGACATTACGAACATGACGGACACTCTTAACTTAGAATGATTCGTATTAACGTAAATCTTTATCCGTCAAACGGGTTTGTCTTTAAGCTTCCTGATGGCACGCTTTTGAGAAGTTCTAAGGGATGGAATGACCTGATTACGCGCGTGAAAGTTTACCGAAAGGTAAATAATTTGGAGCGGGGTGATCCAGAAAAAGAAATTCATGAGCAGGCTTGCCAGAATAATCCGTCGTTGTGTTCGGAGCAGAATCCTCCCCCACCCGTTCCCATCGCGGGGGGCAATCATAGGTCATTAAAAGGGAAAATGTTGCAGTGGTTGGCGGAGACTCGGCGTCGGAAGAAAGAACTGCGGTTTGTCTCGCCCGAGGAAGCCAAGCAGCGGGCCCACATCTGTGCCAAATGTCAATTTAACGTTGAGGCATCGGGCGGATGCTCGTCGTGTCGGCGCGCGTTGAGCGAATTGCGCGACGATATTCTTCCCCGGAGAGTCTTAGATAGTCGTTTAAACTCTTGCGACCGTTTGGGCTTCGATACCTCCGTAGCGGCGCATCTCGACGAGCCGCGCGTGAATAATCCCGACCTTCCGTCGTTTTGTTGGATGAAAATACAATGATATTTAGATGGGACAGTCCTTTTCGCTATACGGCGGCGCAGTTGCGAAGATTTTTCGGTTGGTTTTTTAATTTTGAAACGCTTGTAACGGATAAAGAGTGGGGGGAACGTATGGGAATTTGTAATACCTGCCCGGAATTGGTAAACGGCGAGCAGTGCCGTGTTTGCACTTGCATGGTAGAGTCAAAATGTATGTTGGCCCTTGAGATGTGCCCTCTAAATAAATGGAAAAGGGTTTGGAGGCGTAAATATGTCAAGTGACAAACGGCCCAAAAAACGCCACTGATTATTAGACCGTATGATTGACGTAGCCCACGATGGTTTGATCCAGAGTCCGAAGATTGGTCCCTCCGGCAAACCGATGCAGAAATCCATCAAGGATGTTGGTATGGCGAAAGAGGTGGTTAAAACCATTATTTCAGCCGGGCGAAATCGACAAATTGTAAATAGTCGGATTCTGGCGAAATATAATTCTGAAAAACCCTACGATTCCGGGCAACTTAAGGCCGAGGGGTTGGGGTGGAAGCAAAATTTTACCACCAAACCGCTGCCGTCGATGATCGAGAAGGTCGCGCCTCGGTTTGTGCGAGCCGTAGCATCCCAAAAATACCTTACAAATTCCTCCCTCTCAGATCGGTGGCAGAATTCCGTGGAGAAAACGGAAAAATTCCGGGAGTTGATCACTAAGACCATTCGCGCGCGCGTGGGCTGGACGACCCTCGTGGAGGACATCGGCTTCGACAACGCTCTTTTTGGCCATACAATTGTGGGATGGTTGGATGAGTTCACTTGGTTTCCAAAACATTTTAAGCAGGACGAGTCGGCGGTGTCGGATGGCACCAAACAGCTTCCGTCCATGGCGCAAGTGGTTGTGCTTCGGGAAACATTCATGCCACATGAACTCTATTCGTATATCAAGGATCGGGATTCCGCCGAGATGGTGGGATGGGACGTGTCCAAGACTATAACCGCGATCAACAAAGCCTCCCCTACTCAAATTCAGGCCCGGTTGGGGCCGGAAACGTCGATGGAGGCGTGGTATCAAAACGCGGCTCGGGAACTTACTATTGGCGCGTCTTACATGGCGGGCGCAAGCGTGGTCACGGTTTACACTCTGCTTGTGCGCGAGGTAGAGGGAAAAGTTTCCCACTATCGTTTGGCCGGTTCGGATTATGATTTGATTTTCGAGAAGGAAGATCGGTTCGAGAGCATGGAAGATTGCGTCGCTTTTTTCGCCTTCCAGAAAGGCAACGGAACCTTGCACGGATCAAAGGGCGTGGGTCGGGATATTTATGAAATGGCGGGGATGATCGACCGGACCCGGAATGAAATTGTGGATCGGTCGATTCTTTCGGGTAAAACTTTGATTCAGGGCGATATAAAACGTATTCATACATTCAAGATGTCGGTGATTGGCTCGGCGCTGATCATTCCGCAGGGTTGGAATGTGCTCGAACAAAAGTTCGATGGTAACGTTGAGGCATTTTTGAAGTTGGATGCGTATTTTTCTATGATTGTCGATCAGTTGATCGGCTCCACTTCGCCCCCCCGAATCGAGGGTGAGGCATTTCGCTCTCCGGCTGCGGTTAATCTCTATGCCGAACGCGAGGAAGAACAGCGCGACGTGAGAATCTCCCGGTTCTTGGAACAGTTTGTGAACATGGTTAGCACCATGCAGCGGCGTTTATGCGACTCTGAAACCGTTGAAGACGATGCGAAAGAGATGCAGAAGGAGTTGCTCAAGCACATGACTCGCGAGGAATTGAAAGAACTCGCCAAGCAGCCGGTGGCGGGAACGATCAATGATTTAACTCCGATTCAGCGCCAAATGATTGTTGCGTTGGCCGCAGAGAAGCGAGGCAATCCTCTGTATAACCAGCGCCAGCTTGAAGTTGAGGACTTGAACGCGCGTATGAACGCGGATTTTTCTAAGCGGGTATTGCTGCCGGAAAATGATCCTACCGTTCAGACCGAACAGCAGCGGTTACAGCAGATCGAGTTGATGATTCTCTCGTCGGGCCAGCCGGTGCCGGTGAGTCCTCGCGATAACCACATGATTCATCTTGAAGTGTTGATGCCGATTGCGGAGCAGCTTGCGTCGGCGATTATGCAGGGGCAGGCAGAGACGGCTCAACTAGAGCCAATTATCGCGCATGTGACCGACCATTTCAATCGTGCCACGGAGCAGGGTGTGCCGAAGGGGCAGTTGAAAGCGATTTCGGATTTCGTTAAGAATGCCGGAAAGACGCTTGCGCAGTTGAAACAGTTGGATGAGGAAGCCGCTTCCCTATCTCAAGAATCTCAGGCCCACGACGCAGAAGAAATCAATGCCCCGATTCCCGATCTTTAAACTATAAACCCATAACACCCTATGGAAATTATCAATCAGGCCCTTGAGTGGGATAGCGACGATAGCACTTTACTTCGTCAGTTTCTTGAAACTCGCGCTGGGACTCGGCTGTTGCCCAAAGTGGCGGAGCAAGCGCCGACGTTAATTACCGAAGGCGACACAAATAAAATCTTATGCCGGACGGGCTTGGTGGCGGGAGTCGGCGAAGCGATCCGAATAATTTTGTCATTGGCCCACCCCGCGTCCGAAGAAAATGCGGCGGCAACGGATTATCCGGCCCTCACGGATGACGACAAGTGGCAAGACGGTAACAAAATCACAACGTAATTTATGGCAGACGAAATCATCCCAAAAACGGAACAAGTCGGCTTCCCCGATGTTGTAAAAAATAATACAGAGGTGGCGGCGGCGCTCGTCGAGCAAGGCAAGGTGTCTACTTCTCCCGACTTTAATGCGGAGCCGGGAGACGCGCTCGACGCGATCTTGAAGAAAAAGACCGAGGTTGTAGAGGAAAAAACCGAAGTTGATAAAAGGGCGGAAGACGACGAGGCCGCGCGTAAGGCGGCGGAGAATGATCCGGCAAAGCAGGCGGAAGCCAAAGCCGCCGCTGACAAGAGCGAGGCCGAACGCAAGCGCGCCGAGGATATTTTCAAGGACTCGCCGGGACTCCCGCCCAATTCCAGTCCTAAAGCGGCAGAATCTTTTTCGGCTGTGAAGGTTAAAGCGGCGCAGGAGATTTCCGCCCGCGAGCAGCAGATAGAGGAATTGAAAAAGAAAACGCAAGACCTTGAGGCGAAACTCTCGGCCCCAGTGCCGGATGAAATCATGAAGGAGTTGGAAGACCTTCGCCAATGGCGCGCAAAACTCGATGTGGACGCCGACCCCAAGTTCAAAGAACATGAGAAGACCATCTCAATGTCGCAGGAGTTTATTTATGCGCAGTTGCGCAAATTTCCAAACATTACCGACGAGGTGATTGCGAAGATCAAAAAAAACGGCGGTCCTGAGAATGTAAACTTGGAGAAAATTTTCGAGGCGATGGGCGATCCGACGATTCAACGTCTGGTGGAATCGAAAATTGCTGACATCGAGATGGCGAAATTCCATCGAGATCAGTCCGTAAAGGCGGCAAAGGAAAATATTTCCGGCTATATGACGGAGCGGCAAAAACAATGGGAAGCTGCCGCAACGAAGCATAATGTTGACACGGAGGCGGTGTTAAAACAGCACATGCCTAAGCTGGAATATCTTAATACCAAACAAATTCCGGCTGGGGCAGATGAAGCCGCGAAAAAATCTATTGAGGCGCACAATACTTTTGTTAAAGAAACGACGGGTTATGTTCAGGCGGCGCTCAAGGACGACTCCCCGGATATGCGCGCGGTGATGATCATTGGCATGGCGCAATTATTGCACTTGAAACCCCAACTCGCGGCGGCGACTTCAAGGGTCGCGCAGTTGGAAAAAGACTTGAAGGAAGCGCAGGAGAAAATCAACAAGTTCAAGAGCGCGAGTGTTTCTCGACTTCGGGAATCGGCGGTTGCTCCGGGCGGAAAGGTTCCCGAAGTAAAGCAGTCTGAGGACAAAATTTTTCATGGGCGGACGGTGGATGCGCTCGATGAAATCGCGCAGCAGGTGATGCAGGAGCGTGCGCGCGTGGGCGCGGCTGCGTAATGGATACGCGACCCGTGCTTGGGAGTTTGCTTGAGGATCGGGGTTCGGGAGTGCCGTTGATTCCTTTGGAGCGGTCGGATAATTTCCGACCGCTCTCTAAAAAGGTTTTGATTATCACTCCGGCCTATAAGTCGTTTTCCCCCATGACCGCACTTTGTATTGCGCAATTAGCTGACCGGCGACGAACGGCGTTGATGCAAAACCATGGGGATGCGTTCGTAGCCCACATGCGTAATAGTTGCGCGGCGGAGTTTTTGAAAACCGATTACGAATACGCGCTTTGGGTAGACGACGACATCATCGCGCCGTGCGGCCGGCCTAAATGGTTTAAGATGCACTGTGGCTGGCCAAAGTTTCCCGACGAGTTTGCAAAATTAAATACAATTGACCGGCTTCTTTCCCACGGTAAAAATCTTGTAGGTGCGCTTTATTTTGGTCGGCACTCTAATGCCTCGGCGATTTTCGCAGAGGGAATGAAAGTGGGGGGTTTGGGTCACGAACTTGCAAAAACATGCCCTCGGGATGAAATTCGTCAGACGGCTTGGATCGGGTTCGGGTGCGTGTTGACCCATCGTTCGGTTTTTGAAGACATAACGAAGCGGTTCCCGGCGCTTAAGGATAATTGGTTTTCGTCTTCAGAACATCATCTAATGGACGATGTAGATAAAACCCGCGCAATGTTGTCGGACGGACCTATGACGGGAGAGAAGGCGTTAAAAGCCTTTGAGATGCTAGAGGCCGCATCGGGTCGGGCACGGAAAATTTCTGGGTTGGGTGTTGGCGAGGACGTAATTCTTTCGCGGCGCGCGCGTGAATCTGGACACGAAGTTTTTATAGATTTAGGCTTGATTTGTGGACACACAGGCCATAAAGTATATCCAGACAACTTATGGTCCTGAAAGAAATACATCTGACCCGCCCCCAATTTCCCATGATGAACGACATTCCCCAGCCTCCAAAAAGCCTATACGTTTTCGGGCCGTTGGAATTCGGAAGCGCGTTGATTATGAATGGTCTGATCCGGGTGCTGGCCCGGCAGCATCCACGGGTCAAGTGGCTGACGCATGTGAACTACGTGCGGGCGGTGCGGCAGACGGTTTCGGACCTTCCGAATGTGCAGGTGCTTTCCGCGATGAATGATGGAGAAGTGCGAGGATGGTGGGCGGCTCAAATCCCCCACGCGATGAAGTTGGGGGCGTTGGCGGGGGCTGACGAGTCGAAATGGGACTCAGAAATTTACCGGCAAGCAGGCGTCCCCTACGCGGCCCGTTGGTCGGAGTGCCGATTTCCCGCGAGGCTTTTGAAAGGACATCGGGAGCCAAAAAAACACATTGCGCTGGTCCACGAAGACCGGGATCGGAATTTTTTGATCAAGTCGGAGTTGTTACCGGCAAATCTTGATTGGTTTCACATCAACAAACGTCGGTCGATTTTAGATTGGTTGCCCGAGGTTTTCGCGGCCCAAGAGTTGCACGTCATTGATTCGGCTTTTCTCAACCTTGCGGAATCCCTTTACGCAGTTGGGGCGTTGTCAAACACGGTTTTGGTGTTTCACAAATACGCCAAGATATATCCGACTAATGCCCGGGGGCCGGAATTGCGCGCCCCGTGGAAAATAATTGAATAAAACACCCCAAACATGAAAAGCACCCAAGAAACATACGAAAAAGACCTTAGGCGCGCTGTGCGCCGCTTCGAGCGCATGCGTCACTCGTATGGGCGACATCAGAAAAACCTATTAAGGCACGGCATATCAAATCATAAACCTCGTTGGTTTCCATATTTTTTTGGATGGCGGGATTTGGTTAATCGGATTAAGCTTTGGTGGACGCGCCCGTCCTTACAGAGGGCGGTGGCACCAATGGGGCTTCGGTCGGTGAGGTATCATTACGTCTTAGAGCCTTCTTGGCAGCACAAGAATTTTTGGAAAGACATCGAGCCGGGTTTGAAGGCGGGATTGGGTGATAAATCCGAAATTGGGGCTTGTGACGTGTCCGACAACGACTGATGAAAAAAGGAATCATTGCCGTTCAATTCTGGGCAGGTGATAAAGTTAAAGCGATGCGGCTGGCAAAGTTCATTGCCGATATTGAACCCGTGCGCCGGGACGATATTGATTTTGTTTTCATCGCGAGGTGGGACTGTGATCATGATGAGGCAGCCGTGGCGCATGTGTCTAGGAAATTCAACGTTCGTAAACTCCGGTGTGTCGCGCACGGAGAGGGGCACCCGTGGGGGTGTTGGGTTCTTTGGTTTTCGTTGATGGAATGGTTCTACCACATGAAGTCTCAAGGAAAAATACCAGATTACAAATGGATCATAGCTCTTGAGGCCGATGTGGTCCCGATCTCGAAAACGTGGATCAATGAGTGTAACGAAGAGTTCATTCGTTTAAACACTTGCTTGGTCGGAGCCGAGTCATCCGATACGTTTAACTGTTCCCAGCATTTGAACGGTAATATCATGGTAACTGGGAACCTCGATTTCCTGAAATGGTTGGTGATGGGCATAACTATGACCGGCGTGCCCCCCAAACAGCCGTGGGACATTTATCTGTTTCCAAAGTTTACGGAGTGGGGGGTAGGCTTTTCGCAGAAAAATCTGAACCGTTGCGGGCAGAGGACGATGGAATTTAAAGAATACGAGTGGTTAAAAAAACAGGGATGGGCGTTCATCCATGGGGTTAAAGATGGAAGTTTGATGAGCTATTCTCGTGAATCCCTTTTGGGAAAATAGCAGATTGACCTTTTTTCTTTGGCGACCCACTGTTTCTTGTAACCTTAAAAATTTATGACATTAACGGCAGAGCAACAGGCCCAACTCACTTGGTTGATCAACTATCTCCGGCAGGGTCCGGCCAGTAAATTTCTCGATCAGCGAACGTCGGACGAACTTGAGCGTATCTTTAGCAGTGAGTGCGGGTTTACGTGCGGGTGCCCCGGCACCCTACAGGAGGGATTGCGGGACGAGCCAATTGCGACTTTGCTCCGGCTCGTGCTATGCGTGTCTGAGGCATAAAACTACAAAAATTTTGTATGTTGGAGGCGGTCGATTTTCGACCGCCTTTTTATTAGTTGACCTTTCTTCTTATACTTCCCACTGTTTCTTTGAGCGCCTAATTCTCGGGTTGGCGCTTCCGAGACGGCCTTAATTTTCGTTGATGGCCACAACGAAAAACACAATACATCCTTGCGGCGGATTGTTTGCTGCAACCGGATGAGGCGACGGAAAATTTGCCTCGTGTTAAAGGTTTACATATATGGCTGTTTCATACTGTGACGATCCGTCACAAATTTCAGACATTGCTAGTAAGGACCATAACAGAATTGTCGGGGCAATCGCAAAAGCACTCGCGGCCAATTCTGTTTTTATGAACGTGATCGGCGGCGGGACGTTTCCCGCTGGCACTTCCGACTCACAGCGTTCCGTTGTTCAAATGCAGGCGGCTCCCGGCGATAGTCTCGCCATTCCGACCTTCGTTTGCGATACCGAAATTTGCGGGTTGAATGGTCATCAAGACCTGACGGATACCGTCAATTTTACGGTCCAACTGGAATCGTTTCGGGGTCGCGGCCCCAACATCTGCGTCAAGCAGGGTTACTCGGCCTTCAAGTCCAGCTACACGACTGCCGAGGACTCTCTCAAGAAGTTGATCGTGCAATACATCAACGCGGACATCCGCGCTCAGTTGTATTTGCGTTCGGCTTCCAAGTTCGTAGCAAACGCCACCTTCGATTTCAATTCGCTCTTTACGGGCGGGTCCGAAACCGATCTCGGCGTTAAGTTTGCGCCCATCCTGCCCACCGGGCCGATGACCTTCAAGGCGCTTCACTACCTCGCTCGCTACCTTCGGGAGCAGCTTTTCGGCGAATGGTTTTCGACTGACAAAGGCATGGGCCACTTCCGCTTCATCGGCGGGGCGGACCAAGTCGAATACTTCCGCAGCGAAGTCGGCGTGCAGAATACGATGTGTTGTCTTACCTCGGGCGGCTACAAACTCGGCGAAACGACCTTGAAGGCTTACAGTTTCGAGGAATCTCCCGCGTATCGTGGTCTTGCCTTCGGTGTGGATCAACGTTCGTTACGGTTTAACGTTTTGGATGGTGCCGGTATGCCGGTGCTGATCAATCCGGTTATTATTGTCTCAAACGCGGCAAAGAAAACGGCGTATGCGAAGGTTAATCCGGCTTGGACGGATGCTCTTTACGAGATCGGTTTCTTGCTTGCCGACGGTTCGTTCGAGCGGCAGGTGCCGGAACGCTACGTGGGCGAGGGCAGCTTTAAGTTTGCTCCGCAACTCCACATGGGTGAATTGGAATGGTTCTACAGCATGGATTGTAACAATATTTGGGGCGACTTTGGTTTCCACAAATATCAGATCACCCGCGCGTATAAACCGCTGCGCCCGCAGCACGTCATTGCGATTGCTTATAAGCGTTGTCTTGCCGACTTGGGCTTGGTGGATTGCGCCGATCCGGTGGCTTCTAGCTTCACTGGGGCTGATGCGTTCGCTACGGTTGGTGTGTGCGAGGAAGACCCTTGCGCTGATCTGACCTGATTGGGGTGGGCCGAGGCTGAGTAATTAGTCAAAGCCGTCATGGTCACGGGGGGTTTTGGTCGGAAACGATCAAAACCCCTTTTTGGAAAAAGAATATGAAAAATTTATCAGAGGCAACCAAAGTTGGCGCGCTGGTAGGGACTAATTTTGTGGGGGCGGGGGTTCAGGCGGTTCAAGCCGCGCAAGAGACTGCGGTTGCTGGGATTGAATCATATCTTCGGGTTGCGCTACTGTTGGTTCAAATTATCATTGGCGTCGCGACGGCGATTTATGTGGTTCGTCGATTAAAAACCAAACCCTCCGAATGAAGATCGGATTTTTAATTTTGATTTGGCTGTTGCTTTCTGGTTGCATTGCGTCTCAAAAGGGCGGACGCAGCCATTTTCAAAGCCCGTCCGGTATTTCGGGAGGGGTTGAGCAGTCAGAAAACCCAAAGACCGGCACGACGCAGGAATTCGAGCGTGTGACGGAGGGAAATAAAGTTACCGAACGGGTGAAAACCAAAATCGGTGCGGCCCAAAAAGACACGGCCCGAGAAATGGGAGCAAAACTAGCTTCTCTGAAGGGCGTCGTTTGGGTTGGTTTGCTACTTTTCGTGGCGGGCGCGGCGTCGTTTGTGTGGCCCCCGTTGAAGGCTATTGTGGGGAGTGCGACAACTAGTGCAGTAGCGGTTGCGGCCGGAATTGCGCTGATGGCGCTGCCATCCCTGATTGTCGGTAATGAAATTTTGATTTTGTGTCTCGGAGTTGGGGCCGTTTTGCTTTACTGGTTTAGTCACCGGCATGGAGAGTTGCGCGGACAAATAAAAGGAAAATAATTTATGTGTGGGTGCGGTTGTAGTCCTTGTTGTTGCCCGGAGACGAGCACAATTGAATGCGAAGCACTGTCTTCGCAGATTCAGAATTTTACCACACAGTTTTTTGGTGCGGTGGTAAAAACAGAAGTGAACGGCGTGGTGACGTGGTCCTTGCCGTGTAGTCTGGATATCGGGTTGGACAATAATCCTCGCGCGAGTGACGAGGGCCTCGCATGTTATTTTATACGACTGTTCCAAGAGGGGATTATTGGTGCAACCGGCCCCGCAGGCATCCCGGGCGTGGCGGGGGCAAATGGCAGTAATGCTTTTACGGTAACACTTGCGAGTTTTTCGCAGCCGAATTCTGGCGATCCGAACCGACAAATTTCGACCCAATACAATCCGGCGTTGTTGGTAGGATCGTATATCTTTATTGATACTTCGGGTTGGTATCAGATTACGGCTAAGGACGGTTCGGGCACGCTATGGGTAACGTTAGTTCAAGGTTTGGGCGGCGCGCCCGCGACAATTACGGCGGGTAAGTTAGTTGTTCCTTCGGGTTTTCCCGGCCAGAGCGTAACGGGTCCGGCAGGCCCGCAAGGACCGGCAGGTCCGCCGGGATCGCCGGGTGTTTCTCATACCGCAACTAATGGGATGTATTTTCTTACGTCGGGAACTGATGATAATCTAGGAGTTACGTATTCTGCGGTGGATTTCGGGGGTTCGGAAGCGCGCGTTTTATTGCCGACCTCGGGGACTTATCAAATTACGGTCTCGGTAGACGTGGTAGGATTGGCGGGAGTGCTTGCGTCAGATCAGGTATTTTTTATTTTGCGAAATAATACGACATCGTTGGATTTAGGAGGATCAGAACACGCCCTGTCCAATGTAGGAGTTAACGGACTGAAAACTATGTCGTTTACCGTTCAGACGGCGATTCCGGGAGATAATACTCAAATTACTTTACGGGGTAAATGCACTACGGTGGATGTCGTAGCGGCGGTGGCATTGCGGACGACAATAACGTATGTCAAATTGCAATAAACCGGTTTATCGCGGGCCGGATTTAGCGAATTCGTGTTGCCCCCCGGCGCGGTTCATCCGGGCGAGTCGGTATAGTTTAAACGTCCCACCTCTGCTTTCTATCGAAGCCTGTGATTTTTTATTGGAAGATAATAGTGTGGTTGTTTTAGAAGATAACAACGATTTTCTTTGCGTGGATAATATATGAGGGTATCTGAAATTCCAATTTGGAACGCTATCGTCGAAGATGGGTTTGTGATTTGCACCGTGGAAATTTCGCCGGACGTATTTCGATTGCGGCGGGTGCCTCCTGATTTTGTTGGAGCGCAGGGTCCAGTGGGCGCAACCGGTCCGGCTGGATCGACCGGTCCCGAGGGTGACCCCGGCCCGCAAGGCATTCAAGGTGTTCCCGGAAATGATGGAGCGCCCGGAATGAATGGAACCAACGGCACGAATGGGGCGGATGGAGTCAGCACCGGGCTTAACTACGTTTACAGCGGCACGACTTCATCGGGCGATCCCGGCGCGGGAGTTTTGCGGTTTAATAATGCCGATCTGGCCCTCGCGACGGCGCTGTTTATTTCCGAGACAGACGATGATACGAATAGTCTATCGGCGTATCTGGCGACGTGGGACGACAGCACTTCAACTATCAGGGGAACCTTAACAGTTCGCAAAAAAACCAATCCAGCGGTCTTTTCAATTTTTTCAATTAGCGGGGTAATTACCGATAACGGGACGTGGGATACTTTCACGGTCGCGAACATCGTTAAATCAGGAACGTTGGTCCAACCGGATGAAGTCGTTATTGATTTTGTCCCGAAAGGGGACAAGGGTGATACCGGCGCGACGGGGCCTCCGGGTGCGGGCGGGACGGTTAGTGATTGGTTATTTTTTGCGGAGCGATCTCAGAATTTTCATAATGGCGGCGTTACACTAATCGGGGATGCATGGACTTCCACGGCGTCTTCGGTAAACGCGGTTGCCGCCGACGCAAACAATCCACAGGGTCGTGACCTACGCACATCGGCGACTACAAACAATTCGGCCTATTACGAATCCCCCACCACGTCGTTTCGATTGTTTAGTTTAAACAATAAGACAGTTATGTGGGTCAAGCTGAACGAGACGGTCAGCACTCGTTCGTGGCTTGGATACACTAACGCGACCGCTGCCAATTTATTTTTGCAGACCGAAACGATGACCGTAGTGTTTGTTGGATTCCGCTTTTCAACGTCGCTCCCGGATACGAATTGGCAAGCCGTGGTGTGTGACGGAACCAGTCAGACGGTTGTGGATACGGGCGTTGCGCCAAGCACAACGGTGGGACAACTATTCCGAATTGAGTGGAATCGAGGCGGGGGGGAAATTCGATTTTATATCGGGAGCGCCTTGGTCGCGACGGTTATAACCACCCTTCCAACTGCCGACACGGCGATGCGGCACGCTTATGGTGTTAAAAATCTTGCGAGCGCCGCGCGCACGATGAATACTTTTTCGGTAAAAATTCGCGAGGGCGTGGTTACGCCCGCATAAAAATTATGAAACAATTAAATCTTAATCTTGGTCAAAAATGGGATAATCCGTCAGTGATGCCGGGGGATCGCATGGATGAAAAACACTATCCCGAATTTCATTATTCGGGAAAAGAAAAAATCGACGTGCCGCACGAGGGCCGGATGACGATTCGATATAAAAAAACCAGCCTTACGATGACCGACAACGAGCGGTCGGGCAAAACGTATTCTTGCACGTTTGAGGTTCGCGAGATTGTAGGTGTCGAATCGGATGACGCCGAACCGCCGACCAAAAATAATAGGGAGACAGAAGATGCGTTAGATGCTATAGTATCTGAGAAGATGAAAAAAGGAAAATACTAAGATGCCACATTCTGGCACTCCATTAGAAATTTCTAGGCGGCGGGCGGAGTTGCGAGCTATGAACCCCGATAAAGCCCGCGCACGGTGTCGCGAGTGGCGAAATAAAAATTTAGAAAAAGCACGCGCGGGGGTTCGTAAGTGGCAGTCGTTAAATCCCGGTAAAATAAGAGCGGCGGGTCGCGCATGGCGAGAAAAGAATCGGGAAAAAAGCCGCGCATACGGGCGCGCTTGGCGGGCAAAAAATATTGAAAAAATCAAGGCGTCTAACCGGGAGTGGGCGTTAAATAATCCTGAAAAATCTCGTGCTTCTACTGAAGCGTGGCGGTTACATAACCGACCGAGGGTTCGGGATTTGGGTCGGGCACGGGAGGCATATCGTTGCCTTAATGATCCAGCTTTTAAATTAAAAAAACGATTGCGAAAACGGATTAACGAGGCATTGCGGGGCGCGGTCAAGTCTCGGGCGGCGGTGGAATTGGTCGGGTGCTCATGGCCGGATTTGCGCGCGTATTTGGAAAAGCAGTTTCGTCCCGGCATGTCGTGGAAAAATTATGGTCCTGAATGGCATGTGGATCACATCCACCCATGCTGTAAATTTGATTTGACGATTCCTGAACAGCAAAAACGGTGCTTTCACTTTTCAAATCTTCAACCGCTGTTTAAATTAGAAAACTTACGTAAGGGAGGGCGATTTGTTCAGGATTGATGATATTGCAGACGAGACGAAAAAAATCATTGGGGTTTGCGACGATGTAAAGCTATTTCGATGGTGCGCGGACGTGGTCACAATGATTGCTAATAAGGCGGACCTAGAAGGATTCAAAGGTTTCTTGGATTTATGTTCCGTAGGTGACTCTAAATGTTTTACATTACCGCGAGAGGTAGAGACCGTAATCGCAGTGAATATCGGGGGTCGTCCCTCCCTAGGCTACGGCCAACTTTTCAGCTTTCACCTTAATGGAAATGGTGATTGTTGTCAGGGGTGCCAGTGGTCTTGGCAAGACGGCGGGGCTTGGCACTACACGTATCGAGATATTTCGGCACCTGCAAAGTTAGTGACGCAGTTACAGCTTGCCGAAGATAATGGAAAAGAACTCCTAGTCTATGGTTATGACTCAGACGGTAACAAACTGCGTCGTCAAGTCGATGGGCAGTGGGTCGATGGATACCAAGTCCCCACGATTTATGGAGTTGCGGTCCCGGATACCGCCGCGCCTACTGTTGCGCGCATTACGGGAATTTACAAGGCTCCGTCCGCAGGTTCGATTACCCTGATGCAACAAGACGGTGTGTTTTTGGGCGTGTATGAGCCAGACGAGACCGTGCCACAATTTCGTAGGATTAAAATCAACCGTTCGTCATCGTGGGTTCGTATTGCATACATGCGCAAGAACCCGATTTTTACCAGCCGGTTTGATCACGTCCCGTTGCGAAGCCGAGTAGGATTTCTGTTGGGAGTGCAGGCTCGTAAGTATTACGCCGCCGAAAAATTAGCAGAGGCACAGGCGTATGAGGTGACTGCTGTGCGTTTGGAGTTGGAAGCCCAGCAAAAAGTCGAGCCGAATACTACGGTTAATCCGGTCGTGGTTATGGACGGGTCTCAATCGTTGGTGGATAAGCGCGACTGGGATGTTTCCTAATGGCCGTCCCGATCCAAGATTTCGACGGAACCTTCTTTAGAGGGGCCAAATCCGACAGTGCGCCGGAGCAGGTGCCGATTGGCTACTATTGGAGTGGCATGAATGTTTTAAACATTGGTGGCTCGATCTCCTGCCGACCCGGCTATAAGTGTATCATTACCCTACCGCCCGGCAAGCTTCAGGGGGCCGCCCTTTTTCGTCCGCGCTCCGGCGTGGAAGAAATCGTCGTCGCGGTAGACGGCGCGATTTATGTCGCCCCCCATCCGTTCCTGAGTTTTCGACAGTTACCCAATGTTTTGATGTCGTCTTTTGCGAAGCAGATGTTTTGGGTGCAAACAGTTCAGTCGGCGAGGCGGATTACCCCCGATTTAGGATCGGCAATTGAAGTGATTGATGCGCGTCCGGTGCTAATCATTCAGGACGGCGGCGCGACGGCTCCGGCGTTTTACGACGGTTTCGAGTCGGGTCATATTAGGGATCGGCCTTTTGAGACTCCCATCGGCGGGCCGATGGCGTGGGTGGGCGACCGGTTGTGGGTTGCCTTTAAAGATTTTGTGCGCGCGAGCGATATTTCCAATCCGTTTAGTTTTCGGGAGGACGTTTACCTCGGCGGAATTTCGGCGTTTGTGTTTAAAAGCGAAGTTACAGCGATGGCAAAAACCGCCGCTTTAATTAACCCCCAGCTATTAGTATTTACGGATACCAACGCGGAACTGTTGCAGGCGTATATTCGGGACCGGGCGTCATGGCCGACCACCGATAATTTTCAGGCGGAGGTGTTTAATATTGGTTGCACCTCTCAACGATCAATCGTGTCACATTTTGGTCGTCTGTCGTGGTTTAGTCATACCGGGATCGTCATGTTTGACTCCGCGCAAGCGTCTCAGATTACTTCGCGTCTGCCAATTCGTGATAACGAAATGATGATTAGTAAAACGCAACTTAGCGACGATCTGTCGTTGGTAGCGGGGGCGGCGTTTGGATCATATCTCTTGATGAGCGTTCCTTCGGAAGACCTATATAACAAACATACGTGGGTCTTAAATGATGCCAGCATCGAGACGGTAAACGACAATTCCGGGGCGTCATGGGCGGGTTATTGGATGGGCACTCGCCCGGTAGAGTGGATTTATGGACATATTGTCGGGCAGGACCGGATTTATCATGTCTCAAAAGACGTGGATGACCAAAATCGTTTGTGGGAAGTTTTCCGTCCCGAACGTCTGGATAACGAATGTCCGATTACTTGGTCGGTAGAAACGCGCGGATATTTTGGCCAAACCTCCGAAAAGAAACCGCCCGGCGAAGAGTGCAGATTTGGATGGGCGGAAGTGGCCTTGGTTGGGATTGAGGAAAATCTCGATCTTGGAATTTTCTATGCGGGAGGTTTGCGGGGCGCGTATAAGCCGGTATTGATAAAACAACTATCCGTGGAGCGGGGCAGTCTCATGCCGGAATTTGAAATTTTGGCAACCACTAAGTTATTTGGATTTAAGCCGCAGTCGCGGGTAGAGCGGACGGAAGAAGCCAGCCAAAAATCCATGGACGAGGAAACCGGCTCGTGCCCGGTGGAATCTCCCAATAACGAAGACATCGACGAAAGTTTTCAGATATTGATCGTGGGCCACGGTCCGGCTGCGATTCGGTGGATACGAACACGCGCGATACACGAGGCGGTGCCGGTGGACGGCTCGAATCAGGCGTGCATAAATGAAGTTCCGTTTAATGCAATTCGGTTCGATGGCAAAGGCGTTCATGCGGATAGTCGCGTCGCGGTGGTCGATCAGCTATCGGCTAAAGCAATTCGACTTTTCATGGCTAGCAAAACGGCGGCGATCTCTCAAAGTGGATTTACGGCTATTGGGGTGGGAACCGGCGAGAGCATTGTATCGCAGGACGCCGCCGACCGGGTGGCGTTATGTGTGGCGACTAAGTTTGCGGAACATGAGTTACAAACAGTCGTGCCTAGAATATTTAGCCTCGGGGAGGGTTTGTGACCTCGGTAATGGAGATATTGTTTGCCCGGCGTCCGTGCATTAATTACGTATCCCCGGCCATTTGCGAGGGGGATGTTGCGTCGGGAAGTGGTTTTGGAGTCCCGATCATTGTGTTGGAGCCTTTTGGAACGATTCCGCAAGTAGGCGGATTAGTAATTGCGGGTGAATTTCCCGGACCATTTTTTCTGGATTGGACGCCGGTTCCGGGGGCGTTGTGCTATAACATTTATCAAGTAATCGACGGAGAATTAGTGTTAATATTTGAATGCGTTCCACAACCCCCAGAAGGTCCGGGACATCCTTTACCCCCCGGAAGTCCGGGAGGGGGCGATACCTATGTAGTCACGCCCATTACTCCTGAAGGAGAGGGTCCGCCCGGCAATCCGGTTACGACTCCTACGGGTGGTGATCCCGGCTGCATTGATGGGTGGAAATTATTGGAAACGATGAACCCACAATTTGTGTTGACTTGGTTCAACGGTGAAAATCCTTTGCCTGCGGGAAATTATAAGTTGGTTTATGAAAGCGGAGCCATATTCGATACTCCATCATGTCCCGGAATGTATACAACAGCGTTGCTTTTCATTTTGCGTTGGAATGATGGCACAAGTAGCACTAGTGTTTTATTTGAAGACGGATGGGGTTGTTTTGCAACTGCCCTTGCGCAGGAAACCGCCGCACATAACGACCCATATTTCTTTGTGCATTCATTCGGGAAAATTGGAGTGAATCCAGATGGAGCAAATACAACTACGGTAAGTCTTTATGTCGCATGCCCATAATATAATTTTATGAACGATACAAATCTGATCATTATTATGGGGCAAATCCCCCCGACGTTTCGGGGGACTCCGCCGGATTTAGCCGAAGCGATGGTGCGGCGTATGAAAATTGTTTCGCCCACCGGCGCAAATTTTATTTTCATCGGCGATACTGAGCCGACCTCAAATGTAGGACCATGGTTGAAAAACGGAACCCAATGGTGGGTCTTTGACGTGGACCTCAAACGATATGTGCCGCTGGATATTTCTGCATCGGAACAGCAATGGTTTCAAACCGGGACAAGCACGCCCTTAGTGGCCGACCCTCCGGTGTGGTTGCGCACCACCCATGATCCGACTGAAGCCGATCCGAGTATCGGCAACCCGATTAGTTGGCACGTTTATAACGGCACGGCATGGATTCCTTTTTCGGGAATTGATTTATCGGGTTCCACCGCTTCTCGTCCCTCAGCGCCGGTAGAATTTCAAAAGTATTATGACACAACCATTTCAGTTTGGATTTGGTGGGAGCGAAATTTATGGCGAACTATTTCCGGCGTGCCCGGAGACATCAAACAAGTGGCCTATACGGTCTTGACCGAGGCCCTGACGGCAAACCCCGGATGGTCGGTGTTTGGCGGAGCAAACCAAAATGTGCGGGGTCGCTGGTTGGTGCAGGCCACAAAAGATTCGGGCGGGACGCCAGAAACTACACTCACTACGGCGGCGGGAGTTGCTCCGCACGCGGCGTTTGAGACATTTGGCGAAGCCGAAGATATTCCAGATACGCCCAACGACGGGGGGGTTTTTCATCCTCCCGGTATTGCTTTATGGACGCTTCAAAAAGATTAGTGCGGGCGCGAGATAACTTGTCAAAAGGTAAAAAAATATCCACTAATTACTGTATGAGGGTTGCTTAAAATGTGGGGTGCTCTTTTTGGCGCAGCCGGTAGTATCATCGGTGGCGCGATGCAAGCCAATGCGATTGAGGACGCGACAAACGCCCAAATCAAGGCCCTAGAGCGGCAACGCGAGTGGGTTTTTCAACAGTTGGACCCAAAGAAAATTGGGGCCAAAGCGAGGGCCGCTGATGTCGCGCGTGCAAAGGCTAGGTTGGAACTTCAAGGGGTTATCGACCCGATGCTCCTGCAACAGCGTTACGACGCTCAAAAAGCAATTTCTGATCGCTTGGCGGGACTGACGGGTGATGCGTCCGATCAAGTCGCGGCGGTTGCGGCACAGGAAGCAATCCGAGGCGTCCCCGGCCTCGATGACATTAAGGCGAGGCTTATCGACTCCGCGATGTCTGAACTTAATGCTGGGGCAACCTTGCCCCCAGACGTTCAGGCGGAACTCATGCAGGCAGGGCTTGAACGCACGGGTCAAATGAGCGGTTCTGCTACGGCGGGTGGGCCGGGGGGAAATATTTTACGAGAATTGATTGGGACCGCCGCGCTGAAGTTAAAATCGGATCGTCAAACTCGTGCGACGCAACTGGCACAGGCCGCGCAAGACATGGACGCGAAGCGTCAAGCAATTCTTGGTAGTTTATTTCCTAGTCTTGCGGCTCAATCATTAAGTAAGCTGGGAGCGACTCAAGGTATTTTAACCCAATCCAATGCGATGCGACCCGAATCGGGACTTGGGGGTTCTGATATCGCTAACCTTTGGCTCGCGCGTGTGGGAGCGACAAATAAACTTGACCAACGCATTGCAGATATTGGAGCGTCTGGAACAATGGGGGCGGCGGAACAATGGGGGAGAGCAATCGGCGGAGCGGGGTCCGCAGCCGGTAGTCTTTTGAATATTTTAATGCAACCCTCGAACCGCATGAGCGACGAAGAATACTATTTTCGTAATCCCGCATAATATATGGCTGGATGGACTGGTGCAAGTTTGATGCCTCAAATGGTTGGGGACAAACTGAAAGAGTATAAACGACGCATTAGTGTCGGGGGTGACAACGTAACTCGCCGGGCGCTGACTTCTTCTCCGTCTACAACTCGGGGGTCGGTGATAGCTCCGCCCGTGGTTGCCTCGCCCACCGCTACAAATAACCTCCCGGCATTTTTACAAGGCGGATCGGGTGGTAATGAAGATATTCTTAATCTCATCTCAGAAATGCTCGGGCTTACTCAAGGCAATCAAGCCAACCCGGATTTGGTCGAGGCCCAAACTGCCCTAGCGCGCGAGCAGGCGGTTCAGGCACGGTTGCAAAACAATGAAGTGCAAAAACAAATGGAATCCCAAAACGCTTTAGGGTATCTTCAGCGCCAGCAAAAAGATTTGCAATACAGTCCGTTTCAAGCCACGGAAGGTCTTCGTCAAATGTATCAAGACCGAGAAAAAGTTTTACGGAAAGAGGGCGAACTTAATTGGTTAAACATGCCTTGGTCTTCTTTTTCTACCGGGCGTCAACCCCTGCGAAATCGAGGTTGGACCGGCCCGGCGATGCCCGGCACTTGGGGTTTATAATTTATGGCCAATGAATTAACACCAAATACTCCACTCGGTCGTATTGATCCTAATTCACTAATTGGTTTAGCGGAGCCGGTGGTTACACCTTCGGCAGTAGAAGCGTTGTCGGATTCCGTTCGCAAGGGTTTTATAACGGCGGAAGATATCACTGCCCGGATTCAAAACAAGCCAGTCGAAGCCGCGCAACGAAAGGCGACTATTCAAATTGCCGAGGAACAAACTAATCCTGATGCCGTAGCGCGGCGCAAGCACTCGGCGGAAGCCCAAGAAGCACAACTAACGTTTGGAACCAATTTACAAAACTTTCAGACTCTTGCTCCCGCAGCAGGCATTGCGCAACCGATGACCTCCGATGGGCGGCCAGATTATCAAAAAATGTCTGAGCTGGGAGCGCAACTTGCGGTGCGTAAAGCACGGCAACAAGTAGCATTGGATCAGATCACCCCCGCTGGCCCCCCTCTTATCCGCCACCTTCCTGATGGGAGCACCGAGCCGGTTTTTATAAACAAATTTGGACAGGAAATAGACAAGACAGTTCGGGATAGGTTTTCTAGGGATGCCGCCAATCCTTTTTCCGATTTGGTTCCCGGAACTACCGAAGATACTACCCCCAATGATTTTGCGTTTCCGGGGACAGTTCGCGCCCGAAAACCCGAGCCATCCGTGGAATCCGAGCGACCCATTGAGTCCGTTCCGTCAGAACTTCAAGTAACGCCTAGGGCCGGAGCAAGTCCTATAGAACGGGACGCTGAGATTCAGAGATTTTTGCCCAGTCAAGTGCAATCCAAGCAGTCCGCGAAACCGGTCGTTGATGTGCCCGGAGGGGGCATAAGTCTCGGCGTCAAGCCACAAAAAGGGGCCGCAAAAATGGCGCAAGACATTTCCGGTGAGTTGGCGGAATCTATGGAAACGCTCTCGACCATTACAAAAGCGCGCCCGCTTTTACGCAGTGATGTAATAGGTCCGCGCGGGGGGAGTAAATTATTTTCTGAAATTCTGAATCCCGTGGCGGCGTTTTTTGGATTGCGCACCAATCAATATCAATCGCAAGATCAGTTGGCACAGGCCGTTAATAAAAAAGTGATGGAAGGCGCGCAAAAACTTAAAGGTAATCTGTCGGATAAAGATATTCGTTTTTTACAGGCGTCGTATCCGAAACTTTCATCTACGTCAGCGACTTGGGATTCTTTCCTCAATTCATGGGAACGAATCGTGCGTAAAAACGTGGATGTTTTAAATGGAGCCGCCCCCCGTGGGTCTACGACACTGACGGCGGAGGAAGAAAATTGGTTGGACGCAGCGGAAAAAACGGCAGTAACGGGGGGAATGTTTGGCGTGCCAAAACCCGTTGTTCAGGGGGTGTCGGGAGAGATCAAAACCCTCCCTTCGGGCCGACGAATGCAGTGGGACGGCTCTAAGTTTGTATATGTTCCGTAGATATGGCCGGCACTCCTACTCCCGAAGAAATTGAGTTTTATCAAGCGGATACTCCGACGCCCGAAGAAATTGAATTTTATCAATCAGCATCCGGTCCTTCCGAGGTAAATCCGATTCGCGACCTGTCCGCCGATGACTTGTTTAGTCTGTCTATCCAAGACCCCGAGCACTTTCACCCGGTAAAGGCCCTCCGTCAAAACAAAGATTTGCAGTCTGATCCCGCGATTATTCAAAAAGTCGCCGACGTTCAGGATCGAATCAAAGAGCGAGGGTTTAAATTTGAAGACGCTCCCACCATCGGAGAAGCTGCGACCGCCGTTGGGAGTTTAATAAAAGGATTGGGAAAACAAGCGTGGAACTACGCCAACGCGCTTGTGGGCGTTCCGATTGCTTCGGCCATCGGAGAAGTTACCGGTGACGCAAGCCGACCCGGATTCACGCAAGAGTTGACGCAGGAAGGACAGCGACGGGTGTTGGAAAATCTCACCGGGACAGAAACGGCTTTATTTGGTATAGGTCGATCTGGACAAAAACTGGCAGATAAAATTACTCGTAGAGTTACCGCTTCGCGCACGGCGGAAGAAAAAATAAAAGACTTATGGGATGACGTGCGGTTAAGTGAGGCGGAGGACAAAATTATAAAAGGTGGGAGCGGATTTTTAATACCCTCGGGCGTGAGCGAAGAAGTTCGCAAAGACCTTGAAATGTCTGGTAAACCCATCCGCGAAGCAGAAGTAGCGGCCCTTGCGCCGGGCGACCCGGTTTCGTTTTGGACTTTTGGGAAACTTTTTCAAGGCGCAGGCAGGTTGATTCCGGGTAAAGTTGCAGCCGGGGCTGAAAAAATCGTCGCAAAGGCAGACAAGGCGGCAGAAGTTGTAGCTGGTCGCGGAATCCAAACCGCAGGAGTGTTAACAGAACTAGGCGGCAAGGCGGTTAAAATCGCTGGTCCGGCAGTCGGGGTTACGGCGGGGGCAATTAAAGGAGGGCCGCTCGGGGCGCTGGCCGGATTAAAGACCGGAGAAATCGCGGCGCGAACCGGACGCACAGTGGCAGAAATTGGACAAAAAATCGCGGGTGCCGGTGAGCAGATCGCAGGCGCGGTTCCAGTTCGATCCGGCGTCACGCAACTCGCAAAAGACGTGGCCGGGTCGATTCCAATGGCCGCGTATGAAATCAGCAAGGGTCTCGCGTTTGATATAGGCACGGCGGCGCTTACGTCAGAAAGTCCGCAAGACACGCAGTCGGTCGGTATCGGCGCTTTCTTCGGTGGCCTTGGCGCTGCCCGGCGCGCAGGAGGCCGGATTATCAGCGGCCAACTCGTAGGCCCGCGCGCGTGGGGGAGTGATAAGCCCGTTCCTTCTTCCAGCCAATTTCCAGTTCTGGACCAAATTCATCGGAACGCCTATGGCGCGCTTTCTCCCGCACAACAGACTCATTTGAACGCGATCCGCGCGTTTATGAAGGGAACGGGGATGCCTATGGATGCCTTTATGCTTCCTAAAGAAATTCCTGCCGCCGAGCAAGCGTTATTAAAGGCGGGGTTTTCCCCGGAGCAATCAAAAACTTTTGCGGAGCAGGAGGGATTTTTTACCGCAAATCTGCCGGGTAAAGATGGAAAACCCAGCCGGGTTATTCTCATGCGAAATGTCGATGCGGCCCCGCATGAGGTATTTCACCCTATTCAAGATGTTTTAGGAGAAAGCGCCAACCAAGCGATTGACCGGATTGTGCGGGAAGACTACAGCACCCAATGGGAAAACGAAGGCACTCGATACGCCTCCCGAATTGGACCCGGCGACTGGCGGGAAGTCATCCTCGACGCCACCGGCACGGGCTTGAACTACGCAAAGGAAAAAATCGCGATGACCGTTGCCAATGAATACCGTGCCGCTACGGGTGCGGAGCCGCAGGCAGGCTTCGTGCAAGACCGGGTTAAAGCGACACTCGGTGAAATCATGGACCGGGCGGTTCAGGCCAACCCTGGCGTAGAACCAAACTCGATTGCACAGCACGCATGGCGGGATATTCTTTCTCCCCAAGAAGCTACGGCTGTAGCCGACTCGTATCTCGCGCGCGAACTCGCCGCCGAGAATTTCGACGTAGTTTTCAAAAGCGGGAATTTAGAAAATGTTTCCGGTCTGACTGGACGATTGGCTCGCATCGTAGCACAACTGGTTTCTACTCTAGGCGGCGAACCGTTGTCGCCCGGGCGCGTATCCCAAATTGGCCAAGTTGCCCCCAAGTTTCGAGTCACCGAGGCCGTCCGGGAAGCCGCGCAAGGTATTCCCGTCGAACCCCGCCAACCTTCCGCCCGTCCAACCATTCAGCCCGGTCCAACGACGGCCCCCGCGCCCACGGATAACGCCGAGCAAGCTCGGGTAATCGCCAAATCCGCACCGGAAATTCCCGTGCCCGGAGGCACTCAAACTCAGCGAGAAATCCTTGGTCAGGTTGCGGAAGCAATTGCGCAACAAGCCGGAGTAAAAGTCAATTATTTATCTGCGCCGGGAGAGCCAGCCGCCGCCACGACTTCAAATCGTGAAGCCCGAAGGGCATTGATCGAAACCTTTCGCACTATGCCGCCCGAAGCCCGTGCGCTATGGGAAAAGAATTTCTTCCCCGAGCGGGTCATCAAACTGAAGGGCGACAAATACCAAATCCTAGGCTGGTCGCCCGAAGTATTTTCTGCCAACGCGCACAAACTCGCGTCGAAATTAGTCGAGTTGGGGGTCGCCGATGCGTCGCCTTACCCTATCGCCGGGGACACCCTTACCCCCGAGGGCTGGCAGCAACTATTCAAAGATACTGAACAGTTCGTTAGAAATCAAATGGCCGGTCGCACCGGCGCGGGCGAGCCACTTGTGGTCCCCAAGAGCGTTACGGATGTGGGATTTTTCGCCCCTCCCCCGCGGGGGGCCGCTTCGGGCTTAGATCAAGGCCGCGCCGATTTCATCAACATGCTTTTCAATTTTCGGTTGCCGGATACGGCGCGAATTCAAAAAGGAAAATTGCCGCTCAATATTGCCGCCCAAGAGGTGAGCGCCGCGACGCTGCCGGGCCGCGTCGAGGTGCCGGTGATTCCCCGTGGTAAGTTTGAGGGGCCGGAGGCAGAGAGGCAGGGGATCGCCGGTCGCGAAATTATGGAAGTGAATCCGCTTCGTCAGCAGATCGAAGCCGCCGCCCAAGCGAAAGGAATCGCGATGCCGGAATTTATTGAAGCCATACAGCGGTTGAATCTGGAAAATATCAAACAGCTTCAGGTCACGCCGGAACAGCCGCAATTTCGGGGTAATACGTTGACCTTGTCAGCGGGATTTCAGCCTAAAAAAGAAAATCCTCGTGCAATAAAATCGGCTGCTATTCGATTCCCAAGCGGAAAAATATATGAGGGTATGTTTCATTCCGATGCGGTCACAAAGGGACTCCAATTTGAAACATATAACTCTCCAAAAGAAGATTTTTTAAACCGGCTAGAAGACGGATTTATCACCCATTCGGGAGAGTTCTTGAATCGCACGGATGCAATTGAACGAGCAAAGGATTTAGAACAGGTTCCAAAAGACTACCCCGAGTATCCATTAGAATCCTTTGATTTTGATCAACTACGTCGATTTCAACCTAGTGCCGAGCCGCGAGCTATTAAATCAGCCGCCGTCCGGGACGAGCGCGGTAAAATTTGGGAAGGTTTTTGGCACGGAGACGCAGAACAAAACGCCCGAGTAGTGGGCGCGGAAGGTCCATTTACTGATGGATTTACGACCCATGCCGGTGAATTTCTTAACCGCTCGGATGCTCTTAGCCGGGCTAAAGAAATCGGTCAAGCGACAGAAGAAACAGCACGGGGCCTCACAACGGAAGAATTAGAAACCAGTCAGCTTCCTAAAACGGTTAGAGACGCCGCCCTTGACGCGGCGGCAACAAAATTTCAACCGCCTAAAAACGCGGAACAGGCCGAAGAATTGGTGAAATCCATCGCCAAGATGACGCCGCAGGAATTCGGTAAATGGGCAACCGATACAAAAGGATTCACTACATACGCACACGCAGTCGGCTTAAAATCGGCCACTCCTGAGTTTGTTCAATTACTAAAAGCCGCTTCCGATTCTTTTGGGAAACGCGCCGAAGCACTTATCCAAACAGACATTGATTCGGCGATGAACGTCGTGGCCCAGCAACAATTTTTTCGTGAGGCGTGGGAAGCCGCCACGGGCGAAGGCTCTGCGGGGTTTCATTTTCGTCAAATCAACCCTAAATACCAGCCAAAATTTCCAATTGACAGACCCGCGCAAATAGCCGAAGATGCGCCCGTGCAACTACAACCGAAGAAGCGAGTATTCCAGAGGGCGGTTGAACGAGCGGAAAAGAAATCAGCGTTGCGCAATGATCCGGGAGCCGCCTATTGGATCGGCCCGAAGGGAGACGTAATTCTTGCGCCCGAAGGTCACGAGCAAGCGGCGTATGAACTTAATACGGCGCGTGATCTGGATATTGACCTTGATAAATTAGCGCGGGATATGGACGTGGGGGGTGTTGAGAAGTTATACGAAGTTATGGGGGCGCGAAAATTCCTGCGCGCCTACAACGTGGACGAAAACACTATCGGAATCGAGGGTCCAGGCCGGTGGGAAACCCTGCCGCGCGCGCAACGGGGGGCTATCGAAGACGCCGCAGTCACGAAGGGCCTGAAAGTTTTTTATAATAACAAGGAAATCGACACGGCGGGTCTCCCGGATGTCGGCGTGACGTTCCAACCTCCAGAATTTTGGGATGCCCTGAAAAGTCCCGATTCCAAAACTCCTACTGATCCGGGCTACGTCTATCATGCGAGTAATCAAGAGCGACTAGGCGACATCCTTCGCACCAAAAATATTTTAATATTTCCCCCGTCTTATGGAACGGACCAATCAACTTGGCCCGATAAATCTACGGAAAAGAGATCATATTGGACTACCAAAGCTAATATCGCATGGCACTTCGCTCCTGAAGACGGAAAGCCGGTGTTGCTGCGCCTGCCGCAATCAAAAGATTTTAAAAAAGAATCGACGGGAGATTATTATGCCACTAAAAAAATCCCCATTACAAGTGCCGAAGTGTGGACTGAAAGCGGGTGGGTTCCACTAGAAGAATCAATTGTCAAACCGCCGACGAGTTTGCCGGAAGTCGGCGCAGCGAAGTTTCAACCGCCGCAACTCGGAGACCGACTCAAAGTCACTCCATCCCGCCATACTGGAATTAAATTAATTAAATATCCAAAACAGGAAGTAATCATCGAAGCGGAAGAACCGGCTGAGGGTGGAGGAAAAGTTTTACGATTCAAATTTATGGATCGAGATAAAAAACAACGAACGGGGTATTTTAACACAAAATCTGATCCTTACGAAATTATTTTTTCCCCCAAACAAAACGCAGAAAGACGGGTAGATGAACAGGCGGCAGCAAACGCCCTTGCAGAATCCCTCGTCAAACCGCGCAAATTGGCGCACTAATTACTATATGGCAGAAAATATCGTCGAACCGAAATCTTCCACGCCCGAAGTGACCCCCACAACCCAGTCCCAAGGCGGGGACTTCCCGGACGAGTTATTGCAACTTCCGGCCATTCGAGGGCTGTTTGCCGGTGCCCCGCCTGCGTTCTCCACGGCCATTGCAACGTTCGAGAAGCGCCCAGAGGCTAAACTGATCGCCGACAACAAAGACGCCCTACAGCGGGCGGGTGTGGGCCTATACCGCAGCATTGCGGGAGACCTTGGGGTAATGTTCAACCAGCTTTACCTCGCGGGCAATGACCTTATGGAAGCCGACAAGCAGGGAAGGTTGCTAGAAGTCGCCCCGCCGTTCGATCAGGTGTCTCAATCCATTTCCCAGTCTGGCGAGGGAAATCCTGTTTTGAATGCGTCCACGCCCTCGGGACCGAAGACGGCTGATGTCCCCACTCCCGGCCCATCTCCATCACCCGCGCCCGCGAGCACGCAAAACAAGCTTACCACGGCGAGGATCAAGAACGTCAGTCAGGGCGCTCCGACTTCGGGACCGGCTCCCGGCGCTGGTAGAATCCTCAACTCCATTTTAAAACCCGTAATCTAATTCTTCTCGACGGTTTTCGTAATAGAGCGGGGCGCTCTCAATAAGTCGCTCCGTTGTTAGAGGTGTAAAATCCCGAAACGGAATTCTCAAATAACAACACCTGAAGCCCGCTTCCCATCCGTTCTTTTCGTAGCTTTGGTAGTATGGAACGGCTTGCTTTCCGCAAACGAGGCAAATAACTTTCAAGACCAGTTCATGTGTTAATTATGACATGTCCTTTCAGCAGTCGTGCGTCCGACTTCAAAAACGCCTTATAAAATCCCCGGTCGAAATACATGGTGAATTCAGGACGCAACCGGGTAATGGCCCCAGTGACCGGAGACATCTTAAATTCCAGAATCACGCCGCCGATCTCAAACCGCAGGTGTTTCTTGCGACCGAAAATGGTTTGGTCTTGAAACCCCGGCATCCCGATAATATGAACATTGCGGTCAAACGAATAACCGCTGACGTGGTAGTGGCCCTGCACGAGGATAGCGGGCTTCTCACCGCCCTGAAAGGACTCCACCATCTTCTGGCCTTTGTAAGAGCGCGCGTAGGCCGAGCCGCCTCCGGGGTGCTGGATTTTCATAATCTGTTTGAATTCCCCGCAACGCAATTCCACATCGGCCTCGACATGGCCAATATAATTCAAATCCTCACGCCCTTGGGATTTTGCAACCATGTCCAGATAGGCCCCAAAGTTGAAGCCCGGCGCGAACCAAGATTCGTGATCGTCCCCGGTTATAAAATTCGTGACGATGCCCTCGCGCTTGGGGTAGTTGTCCACGAAATACTGCGCCTGTCCATCCGGGGTGGTCTCGAAGACGGACGCCCCGTTAATTCTTTGGATGTAACCATCAACCGGATTGCCCGCATGAAAAACCGTCGTAATCCCCTCTTGCTCGAAAAGGTCATACTGTGCATGGAGAGCATCCAAACGTTCCTCCCGGCAGCAGAGGTGGGTATCGGAAACCAATCCGAGACGAGTCCAATCGCCCGAATCGAAAACCGTAAGCGGCATGCGGCCAAATTCTCGCGGCACTTTTGACGCCTCTTGTTTGATGGGATCGACAGTAGTGGGGATTTTAGGTAGATGATCCACCTTTCGGTCCACTGCCGTCTTGGTCTTTTCGAGGGTCTTTGCGATTACGTCGTGGCTGACTTTTTCCGCCTTCAGGCGCTTTAGAGTCTCGACTTGTTCCGGGGTCCAATTTTGTTTTTTCATAGTTAGGTGGCGTTAAATTATTTTTAAGGGCTTCCTCGCGGACGGCAATCCATGCTTGAAGATGCGAGGGAATGCGACCGTTGAACATCTCGTCGAAAGCTTCCAACGCCTGCGCGGGCGAACCCCCGACGCCAACAATCGAATTGTCAAGATCGTTTAAACTGCCGAGGATCGCCCCCCAACCCCCATCCGCGAGTCGAAATAACGCGGGGCCGTGCCGCACATGTGGTTTTCCCATATATGCAAGCTGTTCCTGTTGCGCGCGCAAAACATTCGCGTGTTCGGTGTAAAGATCGCCAAGTTGGGTCTCAAGTTTCTGGGCTTCGTCAAGAGTCCAACGTTGCGCATCCGCCAAAATTGAATCTATCCGCTCACATAGCCCAATTAACGTATTTTGAACTGCGATTTTGGTGCCGCCGTCCAGCGCGCCGCCTTTCCAGTCTTCATGGTCAATATGAAAATACGGCAGCAACGTTGCAATCGAAGTCAACAACGCACCCATTTGTTGTTGAGTCACTTGTTCTCGACTGGGAATTGGAATAGTTGGTTTCATACCCCTATTCGACTTAGATTTTTCTGTGCCCATTTCCACAACCAGATCGCATCAACCGCGTTGTCGTCAAGGATTTGATTTCCAAGAAAAGCATGATCTCTAACCCCGGATACGATTGTAAATCTTTTATCCTGACGGATAAGTTCGCCAACCATCATTTCTTTCGTCGCGCCGCCATGGCCGGTCGCAAAAAGCTTTAAGGTCGCCACCGGGACCGCCTCGAAAAGGGGCGGGTAGTGTGGCGCAAGCCAAACCGCCGCCCGAAGACTGGACCAAAGCTGGCATTGCCAAGTATAACTTGAAAAAGGAACATCTTCAAAAACGATTACGTCAAAACGGTTTTCTCGGTTCAGGTTTTGAATCCGATGAAATAATTTCGAGATTCGAGGATCACACCGGCGATTCATTCTCTCCCTTCGGGCCGACTTAAGTTCTTTATCCGTAGCGAGCAGCCAAGTGCCGCATTGTAACCGCCCCAACGCATCATCGTAGGCGTAGCCGGTGCTGGTCGCAAGGTCGAGAGCAAGGATTTTCATTGGTGTCTATTAAATAGTGCCTTTTTTCTCATCAGCACACAACGCACTTTTCTCAAAGCCCGCGTGTGTGTCGCCTGTGTATCCGACCGGGAGACCCGCAGTAAATCGCCGATTTCTCTAAAGTTGAATCCGCCCTCGAATTTCAATTCCAACACCATCCGCTCCTTTTCAGAGAGTTTGTCCCGAAAAATCGGCTTGATCCGCCCCCACTCATCCCGGATGACGATCCCATGAAGGTCCGACTCGACGGTAGGCTCAATAAAATTACGAGGGCGGCGCAAACTAAGGGGGTGGCCGTTTTCCGACTCTTCGATCTCTCTAACCATTTCCTCGTCCCCTAAACGCAACGGTTCGCAAATGGCATCTTTGACGACGTTTCGATCATTAAATGTTTTATAGATTTCTCCCCGGATATACGCCTTAGAGTAGGGGAAAAAACGCGCGCCTCGGTATTTGAAATTGGTGGCGGCGTATCGAAGGGCCGCGTAGCAAAGGCTGTAGACGTCGTCCGGGGGCAGCGTCTTTGAACAAGCGAGGGCATAATAGAAGGCTTCGCGCAGGTTGTGCAGCGCCAGAGCATTTATTGAGTCCTCATCGGATTTTTTGCTGGCCTGAATCTTGTCAGAAAGCGCGCTCTCCTGCTCAAGGCTTAAGCGGGTCTCAGGAATTCCCCGCAATAAATCGTTATGCGCCGAATTACCCGTTTTTCTCCGGTGTCCATTTTTCATTTCGTAAAGGGGTTATGAGTGGGGGTTAATAAAGCGGGCGTGACAGCGGGCGGCAAATCGCCGAACCGGGCAAAGACCCACACGCGGGTCTTCATCGGACCGGTCTCGACGGTGCATTCCACGAGGGCTTCGCGTTGGATCATTTCGAGGTAGCGATTGGTCTGTTCCAATCGCAACAGCCGCAGAATGGATTCGTTATGGGGGTTGGTCTGCAACATCCGCAGGAGTTGTGTAACCGTGCCGCGCCATTCTGTTGCGTTTTTCTCCTGAATAAAATAATTCTGCAACACCTCGATCAACAATTCCTTGAAGGGTGCAGACTTACCGCCCTGATGGGCTTTGTCGAGCAGGGAAGACTCTTGATAAGACTTGAATCCATACCGGACATCCCGCAGCACGTAGTCGGGTGGCTCCCAGTCCAGCAGCCAACGAAGCATGTAAGGCAGTTCACAAGCAATGATTTTTTCCAGTTCGTATCGGGAGGGGAAAATAATTTTTGAAACAGCGGGGCAGCGGAACGCGCAAGTCTTGTCGATCACCGAGCCGTCCATCGGCCCCATGATTCGGCTGGAAATATAATCCATATTCAACGTGCAAAAGATACGACCCATCCAATCAATTGTCAAGGGCACCTCGTATTTTTTACTAAACAAAAATTGTTGGTTGGCGGCGGTCTTTTTCCAGATCGCATGAAATCGGGTTTGCGCCGCTGAGTTGTCGCCCACGACTTCATCGTCAATCACCCACAGCGGTTTTTCGTAGATGTGTGAATTGAACGACTCGCCGCCGATCAGATGCCCGGAAGCATCCACAAAGCCACCCACCGACAGACTAATGATTGCCCGACTGGTCATCGTCTTGCCCACATCCGTGCCGCCGACCAGATAGACATTCGGGCCGGGCATCGGCGTCAGCGTATATGCCGAAGTATAAAAATGTTTCCACCACGCCAGAAAAAATTTTTTTTGATAGACGGGATCAAATAACACGTCGAAGTGTTGGGAGAGAAACGGAAAATTACCATCTGGACCCCATTTCTGTTCGCCCGCTGCGGGGACGAGCGCGCGCGGTATGTAAGTATTTAACACGGGTCGGCCCATATACTCCATTAACCCGGAGGGTTTAAACACAAACGGTCCCGCGCCGATGATACAGTTGGTCGTATAGATATGGTAGAGCGCCAGATCAACCGGAGACTGGCCGGATTTGCCCGGCTTGGCGCTGAGACGGCACTGGACTTTGAAAAAGTTTTGTAGCTCGGTCATCCCCATGAGCGCATAGAAACCGGACTTCTTCCTCCAAAAATTCTTCTGATCCCAATAAATATCTTTAGTAGCAACCGCAATCGCGTTGTCGGCGTGGCCCTTGAGAAAATCGACACCACAAATATCGCCCCAAGAGTAAAAAGACTTGTCGGCATGATCCGAGAAGGTAAACATGCCGTCCTTTTTGACGATAGCCGACATAGCCGACTTTGATTCCGGTATCCAAAACGACGGCCCCTGTGTCTCATACGCAAATTCGCCGGGCCAGCTAAAATTCGGATATTTTTCCTTGATTTTTTCTTCCACGACATCCAACGGCACCTCGGCGAGGTCGGTAGAGACAAACTGAAAGTCGCGAGCGACCCCGATGTAAAATACCTGCAATGGCACCTCAGCGAGTGGACCGTGTCCAGTGGCCAGCCACTCTCCGCCGTTGCACAACAGCCGGGTTGGGTCAGTGAAAGCGCCTTCATCAAGGCCCGGCAATAAATCCAGACGCAACCACTTCATGGCGCGTTCAAGTAAGAAAATACAAAAATCCGTGCCGTCCACCCGCAACGGTTTGAGAAATAGCCACACCAGCCGGATTTTACCGCCCAGCGAGGTTTCGATCCACGACGGCTTTATATCCATCGCGGCGACAACTTCCAACACGCGCGACATGGGAATCTTCACGTCATAGTCCGCCGCGAAGCCGTGAATGAATTTCGACGGGTTATCTTCGTTACTGACTCGCTGGTTCGGGTTGGACGCTTCGAGCGGCGTATAAAAATTCCATTGGGTGTCAATATTACGATACCAGTCTTGGCGACTTTGTTTATCGTGCCGGATTTGTTTCGACACTTGCTGCGGCGGAATGAAGGTCCACGGATCGCACGGAGATACGGATTTCGTCGTTAAATTTTCAGTCGCGAAGAACATCGGGAGATAGATACACAATAGCGGATTGTAAAATAGTTATCGAATCACAAAGCAACCCGATTCCAGCGTTACATTTGGCACAAAGAAGGCCCCGCACAACTAACCGAGCGTGACAATGATCGACCGTCAATTTAGCGCGCTTCTTACAAATTGCACAGCGTCTTTTTTGACACCTTTCCACGGCCTCAAACTGTTGGATCGTAATACCATAATTTTTCTTAAGTTGTATGGATCGTTCGCGGCGGGGATTTCTTTGTCGCCAACTATGCGCTAAGCCACAACAGCACCGCTTACAGTTGTATTGATAACCCCGATTCGCTTTGGCCGCTGCCTTATAAAATTCCGGCAACGGCTTAACCTTACGACAAGAAGAACAACGCCTCATTTTAAATAGTGCGGGACGATCTTAGCCTCGGCGGCAACCGGCAACCCCGGAATCCACTCCGGGCATCGACTCATTTCCTGTTCCACGTCCTTCGCGCTCACGTCGGCGTCCACTTCGAGGATCGCTTCGTCATGGGCCGAAAATAAATTCAACCAACCGCGCCGAGCCATATTCACAATATGCCACGCAAACACGTCCCGCGCAACTGCTTGTGTGATATTTTCAGTCAAAAGTCCACCGTAAATAATCTTACGTCGGCCCCCAATATCTGCGGTGAAAACCGACCGCCGCTTGGGTTTGCCTGTCTCTTTGTCCTTTTCGATGCAGATTTCACAACGCACCTTGTCATACTTCATCACCCGCCCGCTAGGCAAGGTCATAGAAAAATCTGAACCCACGGATCGTTTAAACGCACTATCTAGGTGTTCCCACAAACCCTTAATCTTGGGGTTCTGTTCTCTAAATTCCGCGACTATCTTTTTGCTGGTTGTGCCGTAGCCGCTCACCTGTTTGGTTTTACCCGTAATTGGGCACGTCACTTCAATGAATTCGGGATCGTCTTTTGTAATATCCAACCCCGTATCCAATGCCATAACAACAAATTTTTCCCACCCCGCCTGATAGCCCAGCGCCAACACCCGCGCTTTCGCTAATTTATACATTAACTCCGCCTTCGGGTCGATTTTACCCGCATCTTTTAAAGACACATCGCCGGTCCAACCCATGGTCGCTCTGGCATGTGCTTCGTATGGCGTCATGCCTTGGGCCATGAGTGCCAACAGTTCTGCGTTACCACATAACCACGCAAGCACGCGCGGCTCAATTTGGCTAAGGTCCGAAACGACCATGCGCTTGCCGGGTCTCGGAACAATCAAATGTCGAAAATCTACCGCGAACCGAACCCACGCAGGCCACACGCCGGTTTCTTTTTTATAGGACAACGCCTCATCTTCCCGCAAAACCTTAGACTCCATCAGCCCGTGTTCGTTACAAAAGATCGGGCGCTTACGGGGGTTTTGCATATTTATGCCCTCGGCTCCCGACCACCGGCCCGTATGCGCGCCGAAATATTTTAGCGCGAAGGGCATCGTGCCATCCGCACGTAATCGAGACTTCACCTTGAGAAAAGTTTTGTAAAGCTTGTTGACGGATCGCCACGCACCAACCGCGTGAATCCACGGGTGCGCGGGCGCATAGAGAGCTTCCCACTCGGCGTAGGCTTCTTCGTCATCCGATTTGACCGGGCAGCACGGGATGCCGGATCGCTTACATTGTTCCGCGATGCACTTGGTTGAGGTGGGCTTCCGGTTAAAGTCTTCCCACGACTCGTCGTCTTCATCTTCCGCGCGTCCCATCCATGGTAAAACTTTTTCCGTGTTGGCCTTCATCTCGTGGGTTTGCACGATGTAAGTATCTAACAATTCAGCGTTGATCTGACAGCCACGCAAGCCTTGGTCAATCGTGATGCGGCTCAACTCGCGTTCCATCTGCGGCCACTTGGATGAGTGGTCTTCCCACAACTTCCAACACCACCAGCCGTCACCCTTTGCGTATTCCAACATCGTCTTTTGTTCCTCTGGGGAAAAATCTTTGGGCCAGTGTTTGCCATCGGCATTTCCACGGGCGTCTTTGGACACCTTGACTTGGTAAAGATATTCCACGGCTTGATCAAGTGCGCGACGGTTACAAAAGTAAGCGGTAAGATTCGCACTACAGTGGGCCTCTTTGATATGTGCTAGAACCGGGGGAATCCACTCCCGCCGTTCCATTTCCATGATTACCGACTTCTCGAAAAACCAATTGTGTGCCACGATACTTCGGCCCCGTAAAGAGTCCCAATTAAAATCCCGAGGATGCCCGACCCACGAAGTTGTGCCATCACAGGCCGAAATTAAATATGGATCAAAAAGAGGATGCCGACAATATGTCTCGGCAATCATAGTCCGAAGGCCATATTTCAACTTCCGACTGAAAAACGTCTCAAAATCTAAACTTATGTGGTTCATACCAAATTTAACAATGCAAAAGGACCAAACAAATGTCGGGCCGCTTTATTATACGCGCGGGCAGCTTTTTCGGGAGTAGAATGATACCCAAGATACCGACGTTTAGAATCGACAGTTATGTAAGCAATCCATGGATTGTAGTCGTTGGCATTCGACCGGCACACTCCTTTAAACCGACTGGTAAACCGTCCCGAATATTTCTTTTGGTTTCCATGATTTTGTGAATGAGAGGCCAAACGAAGATTTCGTCGTAAATTATTTAACCCGCATAAATCTCGATGATCAACCACCTGTCTTGCCGTCGCCCCCATGATAACCCGATGCATCAAAATGAGTCGCCCCGCCCGATCCCGCCGCGCCGCATAGTAGTGAAGCCCACATTTCTGCGCATACCACTTTACTTTAGAAAGTTTTTTGAACCACTGATTGCTTACCGTCGCAACCATGCCCTTAGTGAGGGGGATTTGCTTCATTAAGTTTTGTCCCGTATCGCCGGGACCACGCGAACCTTATCACCCTTGGTCAAGGGGTTCCCCCCTTAACGAGTGCTCGTTAAGGTTTTTCCAGTCGTTTGTCGCCAAACCTTGGACTGGATCGTGCGGGCCACCTGACGATTCAGGATGGGCCGAATTTTTTCAAGGAACGCGCCGGTGAGAAAATCCTCCACCGGCTCAAGGCACGAGTGCGGCGCGACTTCTCGCTCCGCATCGGTGCGCAGGCTCCGCACGAAGGCTTCCACGTCCGCCTTGACTTCGTCAATGAAGCCCTGCCCGACTCGGGTAAACTTCGGACGAAACTTCGCCGCGCAAGTGAGTGCGTGTTGCTTGATTGCGGACTCGTTTAGGTAGCGCATGGACGCAAGGTCCAGCCCGGCGTCAAATGCCGACAATGGCACCCCATGAATTTCCACGGACGCTGAGGTGCTATTCATTGTCGCCCTCCCCGTCGAAATCCAGATCGTCCGGGATTTCGTAAGTCATGGGTTTGTTATTCAGCGGGCAAATCGGCGCGCCGCCTTCCTCCAACCACTTGCGAGTGATGCGGACGGTATAACCGCTGGCTTTGTCCTCGCATTTGATCAAGCGGGTGGTTTGCTTTTTCTTCGGACGTTTGTTGGAGTCGAGTTTACCATGCGGAAACTCGCCCAATTCCTTGTGCCACGCCACGCATTGTTCGAGCAGTTCTTTACTCGCATGAGTCGAAGTAAGCTTGCCGGTCAGACCCACTGCCCGGACACATTTACCAAAAACTTTATTATGACCCTCTTTGTTTCCAACCGTCGCATGCCCCAATTCGTGGATCAGGGTGGGCAAAATTCCTTGGTCCTCATCGGGTTTTTCTTCCAACCACGGCGTGATGAAAATATTCGCAATCTTTTCAGACGACGCATCTTTCGACCACGCCTCTCCGAGGCACCTCTTTTTAGCACTCAACGCGCGACTGGAAGGCCAGCCGCAGGACACCCGCACTTGCGGGACGGTATAACCCCTGTCCGAGAACAAGGGACGCATGAGAGCGACCGCTGCGAGCAGCCATCCCTCCCGAGTTTCATGTTTTAACGATTTATCTTTCATCGTGCCCGGAGTATAGCACAAAGTTTAAACACTGTCAAATCTTTCTTCGGCGCTTGCGCCGGGTGGTATTGATCCGAATGCGGTCCAGCTTATGCGGGATGGCAAGAAAATTCTGACAGTGCAAAATCTGATTAAGCGTCTTTAATTCTCGACGAATATCCATCAGCACCGCAATACCCGCACGTTCCCACGTAATTGTGCCGTCATCGTCTCGAACGTCCCAGTTACAATTTTGTGCTTGTCGATCTGCCATAAAAAGAAGGTGGGGAGTTGGCGGTCCTCCCCACTTACGATTAGCCTTTCAGGATTTGTGCGGCGAATTCGAGAAACGCCGCGTCCGTGGGAACAGTCGGGAGACAGACCGGAACCCAAGTCTTGTTGCCGGTTTGAAACGGCTTCTCAAACGTGCTCACCGCGAAGTGATACGACCGATACCCGCCTTTTTTCAAACATCCCATTTTCAGGGGAGTGAAAAAAGCCGTCTTAGCCACCGTATAGGCGGACCCCTTCATGCTCCACAGACCGAGGGCGTATTTATCATTGCCCACGGCATAGACGAAAACCGTATCGTCATCAGCGCAATGATTAGGACGGCGAATGGCCACAAAAGCATCGGCCATATATTCAAACAACGGGACGTTGGGCTTAATCTTTGCCTCGTCGTAGCTCACGGTGCCGCCCGCCGCCCGGACATCCGATTCGGTGTTTACAATCAATCCGCGACGACTGTTGTAAGGCACGACTTTCTCTACAAAGCGCGTGGGAAAAAAGTGCAAAACAACCAAATCTACGGGGGGAGTGCCTTCGCGCTCGACTTTCCCTGTTGATTTGTTGACGACGGGAGGCGTGAAAAGCACCGTCGTTTGATTGTAGACGATCTCTCCCGGCTCAAACGCATCTTTCAACCGTCCGGTGTTGTGGACGATATTTATGCGCGGGAGTTTGATTTCTTTCAGGGATGGAATCGCATCGCCATGTTCCGACAACGTTGCGACTGCCGCCGAGCCGGGCACGGCAGGGCAATAAGTAGTTTCTGATTCAATCTCCACGCCGGAGACCGGAGTGGGGTTCACGATTTTCTCCGTGACGGGAGCCGGGCTTGCGCCCGAAGGAGGACCGAATTTGATTTCCATATTTTTGTATTTTTAGTTTTTTATTTTTCCTTAGACGGAATTGCCTTTAGGAAAGCGTAAGCGGTGCCTTTTTCTACCGCACCAGTCTCTAAAATTTGAGATTGAAAAGTTTCTACCGTAGCCTTTTTATGCCCGCGCGGCGCTTTTTCCGAAATCGCATCTTCGAGCGCACCAAACGGCGGCTCTTGGGGTAATATCGCCGAATATTCCTCCGGTGTCAAATATTTAAGTGAGACTTCTTTTAGCTTGGTCACATCTCGAATCTGCCGGGGCGTCGATCCGGGCGCTAAAACAAAACCGTCAGGCGCGTCAGCGTTCCCGCAAATTACCCGGTTGGTGATCGTGCCGCGATATGCCTTCGCCCATACCGCCAAAACCCCCGCTAAGCGCATTCCGAGAGTAGTATCACGGGCGCTATGCACTTCGGTAGGCGTCACATCTTCCGGGATTTCCAACGGGTAAAATTTCTTGCCAACTTTCAACGCAATGTCGAGAACCTTCGTGCAGCGTCCAATGTTATCGCAAAAATTACAGACCGGCACCATAGGCGACGCCATAGAGTAATCCCCCTTAGCCGCAAGCGCGCGTGCCGTGCGTGCTCTGGCGACGACGACCTGAATTCGTAAATATAACTCCGGCAACATTTCGCGAGTAAACAACGAATGGGAAATTTCCCCCGTATAAGGCTGCTTAAAGAAAAACCGGGCGGACTTCAGATTGGGATACTCTCGAAACAACCCAATTACGTAGGACAGCCCCTGCAAATTATCTTCTGCCTTTTCCACGGGCCATAGCCCAAATTTCCAATCAAACAACTCCGCATAGGTGCCGCAATGGGCGATGAGCACCCGGTCCACGAAACCCGCTGTAGTGGATTTAATGCCGTCCGGGAATTCAATTTCGTCTACCGCGAGATATGTTTCTTGAAGTTCAATAATTTGTGGAATCCTTTCTTCGGCTTGTTGTATCGACGGCACGCGCGCATCTCTCGGTCCTTCCGCCGTAGGCGGCACCCAAATTTCGTTTGCAAGATTTTCAACTGCTGAATTACGCGCCGCCAACGCCATCGCCCGGCGCTTGTCGTAAAAATCAATACACTCCGCTGCGGCAGCGGCGTCATTATCGTCCAGTCGGTTATCGTCCTCGCCGGTTTCCGTGACCTTGTGCGCAATCGTTCCCATGATCCCGCGAATGTGTTTACTATCGCGATTTTTGTAACAAGGGCACGCCTCAGTGGATTGCAACGACGACGGGGAATATGAATGATGAACTCGTTCCCCCGACGACGGTGAGTAGGGAGGGTTCATAATCATCGGCACGAATTTCGAGAGTCCATTCCTCTAAAGGACCGCTTAATACACGGCTTGCCCGGATCAATCGGCTCGTGCCGCGTAATGCTGGCTTTCTTACCGTCAGAACCAACCTTATAGTAAACCACCATCCGGTGATTGCAACTAAGAGTAGTGGAAATAATAATTTCTTTACTCATAAAACAAGACTATCATGAGTCGATTGGGTTGTCAAATAATTAGTGGACGGAAAAGAAGACTTGGTCAAGACCAGATTATCGGGCATCAGGTCCGCGTCATTTAAGGCGTCGAGATTGTTCAATTTATTGCGGAGGTTCCGGTGCAGGGATGTTTCGTATGTCCGGGCGGCGAGGATCACCCGATAAAAACACTTGGACTTGCTGCCGTCCCGATGGAATCGCCCGAATATCTGGCGCATAGTCTTGGCCTTTTCCGAGGGGAAAACTATCCCCACTCGGGGGTGTTTTCCATGCAAGTCCGGGAGTGACAGGGCCAGCCCCCCGGCCTCGTTGTTTACCCCAATAACGCGCTCCACGTCCGATTGGAAAACGTCGATACTCCATTGCCGATTACGCTGCCCAGCCGGGGAGCCGTCAATAATGCATTTAAGTCCAAGCCGCTCGCGGAGTGCGTCAAGGGTCTGCCGGAAATTGACGAACAGCCCGACACTATATCCTTTGGCCACGTAGTCTCGTGCCAACTCAACTCCAATTGGGACTTTGAGCAGTTCAATCTTTTGTCGAGCGCGGAGTATTCGAGTAAGTGGGTGGTCGGGACATACATCGCCCACCTGCGTCCGTTCCAAACGATTGAGTGCATCAGCCATCTCATCGTAAAGTCCGTTAATTTTATCAACTTCGTCGAAGTCATATAATTCACTTATAATTTCTCTTTCAGGAAAACCGGGAATATCGTCCACGCAAACCCGCACTCCACGGGCCGGGATAATTTCTTTCCGAATTTCCGCCATAATTACCCGCTGTTGCTCCGCGCCTACGTGCCATTGCAAACCACGCATCGGCTCGCGTCGAACCCCATAACGAGCCACCCACGAGTAGAAATTTTTCTTTTGACGGACCGGCGGGCGGGCCAGAACATCATAATTTAAAGTATGCAGGTCCAAAAAATACCCCAGCGCGCGCATTTGTAGAGGACTGCACGCCGCCGTGGCGGTCAGCACCAGCCCCTTTGGCACGTCGCGCCGGGCCGCGATCATAAGACCGGCGTTGAGGCTATCGAGCGAGCCGCAACGGTGTCCCTCGTCGAAAACTATAAGACTCACACCGGGGTGAAAATGGAATTTACCATACTTCCACGGAGTCTTTTTTATCACCAAGCAATGCACGCCTTGTGGGTGCGTATAGCAGGGAGAATAATTTTCAAGGTCCACTTTTTGCTGGCAGCACTGGCAAACATAGCGTTCTTCGTGAATAAAGCCGGGCGGCGGATTGTTATCCCACCTGCCGTAGGGAGTCCGTCCCGTGCGTAACATATCATAATTAATTACACTTATGGAGTCGTCGAAATGTTCTGCGGCCCGGTGCCATTGGTTAATCGCAATCTTGGGGACCACGACCAGCGTAGGCAGGGCGAGCGACTTTGCCACCGCCGCCGCCACGTAAGTCTTGCCGGTGCCTGTATCCGAAAAATCCGCCGCCGTTCGGTTGTGCTGAAGGATTTCGAGCAGTCGTTGCGCCGGTTGAACCTGATGGTCGCGGAGTCTATTTAAAATTTCGGGCGACATCGTTCTTCGAGATAGTCGTTAGCCTTCTTCAATATTTTTTCACGATACTGCGTTAGCCATTGATCCGCCGTAAACAGGAATTGCCCACGAGCATGGTTTTCATTATTGACGTATTCCGCCAACTCGCCGGACAGACGCGCGCGCAACTTATAGAACCACGGCGGATCGAAAAGGATACAGACCTTGTCCGGTAGGTACAGCGCCGATACCGGCGCGTCTTTTAGTTGGGCGTAATGAGTTGAATGGAATAGACTTAGTTTGTAAATCCGCAATCCGATGATGGTGGCGTCCGCACAACTCCTACCACGAAGACGCGCCAATACGTAAGCCGCATACATCGCAATCTTTGCCCCGCCCTCTGGATGAGTGCGTCCATTAGGACCGTCCATCGTAGATTTTCCGACATATCCGGTATCGTGAAAAATTATTGCGAGCAATTCGTAAGCGGATGGATTTTTCTTATACAGGTAGCGCCACGCCCGCCACACAGTAAACGGATGCCACAAAAATTGGTGGACGCCAAACAGGACCGATAATGTGCCCCGTTTAAACATACTCAAGCCATTCTTTTAAGTCTTCTATCGAGTAAAGCACCGCCATATCTAATTCGCGGGCCAGTTCCCATTCTTTCGTTGCGCCGGACGATCTTTTCCAATCCGGCGTCATCAGGATCGCATCACAACGGCGCAACATTTCCAAATCGCCGTCGAGCCATACAGGGTCCGGGGCCGCGCCGGAAAAAAATCGGGTGTTAGTATGTGGACAAATCACCGCGCAGCCGCATCGCCACGCCTCAAGGGCGAGGGCTTCGGCGCGACGGATGTTCTGTTCTACCTCCCACGCATTCGCCGCGCGGAAAGGACCGGCAACATATAAAACTTTCAGTCGCTTTTCCATACCCATACCACGACCACGACGGTAATACAAATTAAAAAAACCATGTTATCGGTCATTGCTGGTCGTCCTCCGGTAAGACCACCTCATCAATAGCGACGGCTTGCAAGAATTCATTCAGGGTGTAGAGCCGGGCGGAGGGGCAGGGCCGAGGGTCGTTCCAAATCACTTTCAACTTATTGCCCACGGGTTGCGCTTTGGTTTTCTTCGCCACGTCCCGGTCGAGATGGATCGCCAACTGTTCCGAAATGTCGTTCAATTCCTTGGACTCCGGCTTGAGGTTTTTCTTGACCAAACGTTCCGCCCACGTCTCTGCCGAACACATGATGTGGTAGTGGTCGAAGCCCCGCTCACGAAAATATTTCAATTCAAATTCAAAACGAAGGTTTGGTATCGCCACCCGCTTCACCGCCGCGTCGTGCTCTCTCACGCCTTCTATTCGGGTGGCACAAGCCTTGACCCAAATCTCGTTGTCGAATCCGAAGCTCGACCAATCGACGGAGGGACAAAACGCTTTTGATTGGGAATGCACGCCCAGCGACCGGATCATTTGAACGAATACGGCACGGGCCGGGGTGTAGGGATATTTGTCGTTTACCTCGTTGCGGCCCCATTGCCCGAGGTATTGGAGAAAAGCGCGCATGCCGGGCAAATCTTTATTTTTAGTGGAAGTTACCTCGACGCCGAAAAGATGACTGGCAACCGCATAGAGCGGATCGGGAAGGCTAAATATTTTTGCCCCCGCTTTCTCCGCGACGTAATCTTTTCCCGATGCGAGCCGCCCCGAGAATAGCAGCGAACGGCCAACGGGACGGACGATAGGGGGAGGGCTTTCACGCCGGACGGGTGGTTTTTCTTCCTCCATCACCAACGGTTCCATCGTCGGCGATAAACCGCCCAACAGTTCCAATTCCGGGTTGTTAATCAATGACAATATCCCGCCCAAGTCGTTCTTTGCGAGAGTCATTGGGCGCTGTGGGGCTGGTTGTAATTCATTCATAGTTTGTGGGAATTGAGCATGCGGCTCAAGAACAGATACCCGAATTTAAGTGATTGTTTCTCACACCGCATGCTCAAATTAGTTTTTTGGGATCGAATTTATCGATAGTAATATGCGCCCTCGCGACTTGACAGAGTCCATTCTTAAAATATTTTTTCCACATATCCCCCACTTCTTCTCCCTCGCCCTCTAGGGTAAAAAGCACGTCCAAGCGGTGTTTAGAAAACTCACGCATATCTTTTTCGTGTTCATACCACCGACCCCCATTGTTTGTGGTGCCGTCATCGTTCAAACAATAGTCCGCTTCTCCGCTAAAGACTTTGAGCGCCGGGATCGTTTCCGGGTTAGGCGGCTTGACAGTCAGGAAATAGCGCGTGTTGTATCCCATTAGCTTTTCTCCCGGCGTTTGATTTCCGCCGACAAAGCATCTTGAGCCAGTTCCATTTGCCCCGCCGCCCAAGTCAAGGCCCGGCCTCGCGATTCCTTTACCGCACCCAAGGTAGTAGACTCCATCAGTCGAATAAATTCCGTCTGAAGTTTCGCCCGGCGTTTCCCCCACCGCTTGAGGTGAGAGTGAAGCTGCTTCCAATTAAGTCCGCGTGCGAGGCGATCCAGCTTCACCTCGGTGTCGATCTTTGCGTCCATGCGATACTCTTGTCCATCCTTTGTATTTATAATGGGCGCAATGCTGGGACATACCCGCTCGCGGGCAGCGCGGCAGGTCTTGCGCATGCGAGCGGTCAGCTTTGCCTTGCGGGCACAAAGCATGGACGTGGCAACTTCGATAGGAATCCCATCCAAAACGGCGGGAACAACTTTTATGTTTTTGGTTTTCATTTTAAAATCTCTCCGTCCTCAATCACGACCGTGCATTCGTCGCCGCTGCCTACGCGCTCGACGATCAGTTGAATATCATTCTCATTGCCCCACTTCAGGAGTGCCACGAGATTGTTCTCGTCAAGCAATGAACCGCCACGAATCACCATGACCCGCAATTGCGGATTCAGCGCCGCGCCAATGGCCGCGCCGATGCGATACTGTTCTTCAGTGCTGGCCTGCTTCAAGGGGATGCCTTTGAAAAGCACGCAGTCATCGGAGAGAGTGAGACCGGGCAGCGGGTATTTCGCATCTCGAATCGCTTGCGCCTTCTGTGCTGCTTTGGCGTCGAGATCACGACCCAACGCCCGGACTTGTTCCGACAAACGAGCCGACTCGTCCATTAGCCCATTAAATTCACGATTAGAACGCACCTTGGCATTGATACTGTCGGCCTCGACGATTCGCAAAGTAATAGGCGCAGTATCCACTTCGGGCGCACTAGTGTGCGCAGCAATAGCGATGTTAAAATTGTTAATCGCGTTTTCTCGCGCCTTCTCACATTCCCCTAAATGCCGTTCCGCCACACACAATGCATCCCGTATTTGATTTACATTTCGGATCGCAAGTTGACTTTGTTCTTCTCGGGCCGTAGCGTTTCGTTTGGCGTCGTTCAAATCCTTTAGCGCCTCGGTCTTGCGGTCATTTAAAACATTCGCTGATTTTAATTCCGTCAGTAGTGCCTCCACTGACACTTCCACTTCCGGCACGCCCTCGTGAGTCCGACGACCGGTCAGCTTCGCCGCCATCTTATCGGCGTCCCGGTTCGCGTCGCGGCGTTTGTCATAAAGCGCCTGATACTCCGCGTCAAGCAATTTGAAGTCCAGCCCGGCCAGCTTCGCCAATAACTCCCGCTGCGCCTTCGGCTCCATGTGAGTGAACGCCAACGGGTCAAACGCAATCGCGCCGACCAGACCATCAAGCAACGTCTGCGGCGAACCCTGAGTCTTACCTTCAGCATTTTTCACCGTGAGAATCGTGCCGGTAGGAGAAAACTTACGGGTCACCACATACTCGCCAAGATTCACAACCGTCTCACTCGTCAACGCGCCCTCTCGGATCGGCTTATCACAGATTGCTTCGCTCCCGCACAACGCCGCGAAAAGCGCGTCGATGGTAGAAGACTTGCCTTGTTCATTGCGCCCGCCGATGACGACGTGCTCGCCGAGAGGTTTGATAGTTACCGCTTTTACGCGCTTGTAGTTAGAAACGATCAGTTCGATTATTTTCATAAAATCCTTTAATGGCCCAGCCGACGAAAAACCCGAAGGCGATAATCGCCAGACTGCTATGGGCCGGGAATGGATCAGTCATTTCGTCAGTTCTTTCTGCCGTCGCGCAGCAGTGTTCTGCCAACGACGCTTCGTATGCGCGCTGGCCATCTCGAATTGTGTGCCGATAACCAACAAGTCATTGATCTCTGCCGGGGTTTTTGCTTGCGCGACGCTTTCGCGTAATCCAATTTTTGTTTTCATGAGCGGGGGTGTAGGATAATTTGAAAAGGCTTCGCATCCTTGCGCGGCTTGCCCGAGAGGCACGAATACGAGCGAAAAATTTTGTTCTGCGACTGTTTCGAGAAAAACCATCTCCCCCCCGGTGTGGTGGTTACGCGATCAAACCCGCAATTAATGCCGCGCATGCCCATACGGAGCAGCGCGGTAGCCAGCAGACATCCGACATTGTCGCAATACGCCCCGGCGTTTCTAAAATCTCCCTTAGTAATGTTCACTATTAGTTTTTTCATAAATTATTCCTTTTTGCCAGAGCAGCCCGCCGCGACCGGCTCGCCGCTGATTTCGATTTCGTTGGGCATCGGCGCGGAATTTATATACACCCGCCCGCTGCATTTAGTGCAAATCGCGAAATATCGCCGGGCGGATAGACGAATAAAAATAGAAAGTTCATGCCCTCGGGAAGTGGCGGCTTCCCGCGCTTCGGTCTTCAGTTGTGCAATACTCACGATAACAACCCCAAATCTTTCTTATACCATTCCGGGATTCCCGCAGTCACGCCGCGCGCAATCTTCGGCCAGAAGTGTTTAAACAGCACTTCTTTAATATATTCGGCTTCCTCCTTGAGAATATCGGCCTTTACTTCAAGCATGATCGCGCCGATGTCCGTGGGCGTATCCGTAATCTTGCCCGCCTCGCGTAAGTGTTGCACGGCCTTGCGCCAGCGGGCTTCCGTGGTCAACTCCGCGATGAGTTGTTGCTCCACGTCCGTCTTAGTTGGGTTGGAGATTTTCCACTCCGTCTGGTGTTTCTCTTTAAAAGCCGGGCTGACAAACTTGCCCACCAGAATAAGCTTGTCCCCACCAAACTGATCGTAGTTTTTCACGACCACGCCCTCGATTTTCACGCCGCCGAGAACCGAGTCACGTTGAAAATAATCCGCGAGTGATAGCAGCACGACCGCGCTTCCCTCACCCGAATAAAAACACGGGACGCATTCTAAACCGAGACGATCCGCCTCCGTACACTTAGTCGCGGGATCGAGGTAATGCTCGCCCCCGGTCATCACGTCGAAAATAATAATATTTCCCACTGGCGTGCGTTCATAAGCAAGGCAATTATGCTTGGACTTCTGAAGATACTCGCCGCGATAGGTCCAGCCCGGCGTGAGTTTATTACGCAACGCGCCAACCGTTTCCACCGCTTTGCTAAACATGCCGGGATCGCCCAGTTGGATTTGTTGACCTTTAGACCGACAGATTAATTGCTCGTCGAAAACGCCGAAAGAAAACTGCGAACCGTCAACTTTTTCTTCGATGACCACCCGGCCATTGAAAAGGTTGGCGATGTAGCGGTGGCCGATGGTGTAAATAGATGGATACGAGCTAATCATTTAATAATCCATGGACGTAGGCCATAAAATTTGGGAGCGCGGCAGGGTAATGACGTAACCTGCCGCGCTCCTTTATCAGGAGTGACCATTGAGACACAGACACCAACTGAAAATTCATGCGACCTTTTGCCGCGCCGGGTGGCGGGCGTGCCGGGGCCATACCCCATTGCGCGGTCTATCACACTGCGATATGTTTCCCCGTAATAATGTGATGGGCGATCAAAATCACCCGTAACCCAAACATGCGCCCATCCGCCTGGACTATTAAGCCCGGCCCCATGGGCTTCCAGCCAGTTTAGCCGGGCCGTATCGTCAGAATAATTCATAATCAGAATATCGCAGATTTTTAAAACTGTGTCAAATCTTTTTGTAAAAAGAATCGCCATTACGAGAGAAGAGTTTTAAGTCTTCCAACGCCGAGCACAGAGAATCCGATGCAAACCTACGTAAATCTACCCAGTCCTGATCTACCATGCGAAATTGCCGTTCGCGAGGCAGCCATGTATAAACCAATGATTCTTTACGATCACGAGCGAAAAAATAGTCACACACTTGGGCCGCACCGCAGGACAGCATCGAACCCGGCTCGCGGTAAATCAAAGCGCCAAAACACTTCTGACACCGCTCAAGAATCTCCAAATTCCAGCGGGCGAGATTGACCTCCATCAGTCGCACATTAAAATCCCGCATGGCTTGCGCCTCAACCTGATCGCGCGGTTGCATCGCCCACATGGAGGGAATAACCAGCCACGCGAAAAATAAATTCGCGGGTGGCGGTGGCGGTGGCGGCGCGGAGTTTTCTGGCGTCCACTCGATCATACCCAGACGGGAATTCCTTGGATGGGCGGCTTGTATTGCCATACGTTTACGATGCCCTGGGCATCGTTGGTTTCTTTAATCCGTGCTTTCATTCACCAAAAACCTCCTTGGAGATTTTGTCCTGCTCCGCATTGACTTCGTGTTCGTCTTTTCCACAGCCTTTACAAACTGCATCCACCTCCGGGCAGCCCTCCCATTCCAAATGTTGACAATGGCGGGCTTTGCCCGCGCTTTTCAAACCAATGAAGTCTTGCTTTCTCATTTGTCCCATAATCTTAATTCTTCTTCCGCAATGTGCCGGATTTCATGCCGACCACAGACCCGACACTGCCGATGCTCCCCAAGATAATACCACTTACGCCACGAATGCCCGCCGAGTCTGCCACAAAGCCACTGCCCGAATTTTTTCATTCTACCCGCCCCAATATTGGCTTTCAGTCCTAGGATTTACCGCCCTACGGCCAAGCCGCCAGGCCGCCACCTCGGGGTTAATCACGCGGCGGGGAAGTTCGCGCTTCGGTTCTTCCACCGATTCGTAAATCCGCCCGTAGGTGCCGAACATACAGACTTCATTTTGTTCCGCTCTCATTGGCATCCTCGTCTACATCATCCAGTTTCGGAGGGCGTTCCCCCAACCCACACTTCTCACATGAGGCGTGATTGACAGAGTTGATCCGTCCACAATTTCCACAGCCCCAATAATCTAATACCCAGTATGATATTGTCGTGTTCATCGGTTAAACTCCCGCACACAATTCCGTTTGATCTCCATCGCCGCGCACCAGTGCAGCGGCCACGGGATTGTCGGCTCGGGGTGGTCGGCGTAGGCGTAATCCCTTTTTGCTGCGCACCAGTTGAAAATATCGGCAGCGTATTGCCGGGCTGCATCACGACCTTCTTCAAATGTGAAGGGGTATGACCGCTTAAATACTCTTTCAGAAGAAAAACAATAGGACGGGCTGCCTAACTCGACTGCGTAACGCACGACGGAATCCCCCATAACAAAATTCCAAGTGGTGAAAATCATGCCAGCCAATCCTCCGCCGCCCTGATCGCTTCCGCCAGGGTCTTCGCCTCTAGAAGATGAGTTGATCTTTTATCTCCCCGGGCGTTGGTCAGGTAGAAAATTTCTGGCTCGTCTGCGGTCGCCCACACCATCGCGCCGGGATGCCCTTCGATTTTGTGCGTTGTAACGTTGCAAAAGCCGCCACTTCGGCCTCTGTCGGCGTCTTTTTTCCAAATTTCTTCGGTCATACGCGCTCGAAATGAATTTTCTTTTCAGGTCCACAGTGAGAAGTCAACTCATACGCCTCACGCAGCGTCCACTCGCCCGCCTGCTTTGGCTTCTCTACGTAACCTGCGGCATTCGGCCCCCAGTAGGCCAGCCACTCGCCAGACCATATGCGCACGCGGCGATTCAGTTCGCTCTTAAGCCGCTCCATCGTGAATTGCTTTGCTTTGATCATACTAGAAAAGCATATCATCGGGATCAAAAGACTTGATCAATCGCGAGAGATAAACGATGAAGCGCGTCTTCGAGGTGATTGACCGCCAGCCGGACGTTTTGGTTCTGCTCGGCGGACGAAAATGAAAATCGTAATTGTTTTATGTCGGCGGTCAGGGCCTTGAGGGTCCACTGACGTTTGCCCAACACCTCGGCGGGCGTGGCGGCGGGATTTATCGGCGCGGCAGCACAAGGACCGTTGTGCCCCGCGTCAGGCGGACGTTCACAAGTATTCATAACATAAACCAAATGCCCATAAGCACACCGTAGCCATAAGCGAGCGCGAGCCAAATCAATACGGTAGTAGTCTTAGTATAAAACTTCATACTTTTGGTGGACCCGCGAGGTGGAGCGCCACAAGGGTGAGCACCCACACAACCGCAGCGGCGGTTATTATTGTTTCAAACATACTCTGTGGCACGGAAACTTTTACTCCGTCTTGCCAGCAGCAGCGTGTGCCTGTTCCAATTGCCGGGCTTGGTTGTTCACGTCCGCCGCGCGGCGGAACAGCGTGGCGGCGGCGCGGACCAGCGGCCCGTATTCCTGTTGGATGGTGAACCAACACGAAACAAATTCGTCCGCGTGGTCGCGCAGAGTGTTCGCAATGAATTCGGATTGCCCGCGCAGTTCCGCTTCAATTGTCGGCGTTTGAATCGCCGTCGCACCCAGTTCGTTGACTCTCGCCAGCGCACCGGCCAGCTTGCGGGCCACGTCGATGGTGAGAGGTTGCGGGATGTGTTCTTTGATCATAGGTTTACTTTTATGGGGTTTAATTTGGTGCAGCGGGATTTACCCGCATCCATACGATTTCTGCCGTCGCTCTAATTAAGCTATGCACCAAAAATTTATTACTTGATCCATTTGAGGTATTTCACGCCGGGCACTGCCATATCTACAAGGATCGCCAGCACCATATCGGCGAAAAAAATCATTTCGGCATCGCGCGCCGTTGCTTTATTGGCGGCGGCATCGGCGGCGTGGGCGGCGTAGCGGGCGGCAACGGCAGTGGTGGCGGCGGCATCGGCGGCGTGGGCGCAGTCGGCGGCGGCAGTGGTGGCGGCATCGGCGGCGTGGGCGGCGCTGGCGGCGGCATCGGCAGCGGCGGCGGCGTTGGCGGCGTGGGCGCAGTCGGCGGCGCAGTCAGCGGCGGCGTTGGCGGCGTTGACGGCGTAGCGGGCGGCATCGGCAGTGGTGGCGGCGGCGTTGGCGGCGGCGGTGGCGGCGTAGCTGGCGTTGGCGGCGGTGGTGGCGGCAACGTTGGCGGTGGTGGCGGCGCGACCGGCGATTTCTTTAGCCGCAAGTGCCGCCTTCCGCGTGCCTTCCTGCATGCAACGAACAGCCGCCGCTTCAAGCCGTTCAGCATAGCGCGGACAAACTTTTGCAGCATTACGAAGCGCACGAGGGATAATTTGTTGGATTGTAGCTTCGGTGACTCGCCGGGTAAATTCCTGATCATCCAACGCGCCGCGAGAACCAATTTGCACGACAGCGAGTTTTCGCAATCCTTCGGCCCGCGCTTTATTAGACGACCAACCAGAGCAATCATTCAGCCGCATTTTCAGAGAACGAAAAGCGCGCGAGACGCACGGTGGATTGTCGGAGAATTTGTAACCAAGCGCGATACAAACCGCCTGCTCAACGCAGATATTTCCCGGCTTGGCTTTACTGCCGGACCCTCTGATCAAGCCCGAATCAAGAATGGAATTTAGTTTTTGAATATGTTTCTTTAAAATTCTCATAGACGTATTAAATCATGATTTCGGCGAGTTATCAATAGGCGATGACGAAAAAAGATTTTCCAACGTAGTAATTACGTCTTGCGCGACTACTTTTACTTCTTCGGGCACGGGACCGGATTGCACGCCGCGAATTTCGCCTTCCATTGCGCGCTCATCTTTACGAGCGCGGTCAATTTCCTCCGTGCTGTCATATTTTGCCTGAGCCACGTCGAAATTGAGATTGGCATCCACCGGCTCGGACGCTCCCCGCACCCGGTATTTCCAGATCATCTCATGCGCTTCCGGGGTTAGAATTTCCAAACCATTCACAATCCGCGCGGGCACATGAAGAGTAATATAGTGGTCAGGAATCACCCACACATTGAAGGGCACTAATCTTATTTCCCCCGCAGGCGAAAAAACTGCGCCCGTAACCTCACCCGGCAGGGGATCGCGCCACGCCGGATTTGGCTCGTGTTTAAAATCCCTTCCGCGAGGCTCAAAACAAACATCCCACTCAGACCTAACCCACTCAGGATTTATTTGCTTTTTACAAACCCCATCCTCGATATGTTTTAGCCGCGCGTCGATCAAGTCTAGTTTTTCATTCAACCCGTCGATCAGCGCGTGCAGGTCATGGCGCACGGTCCTGCGAGCATCGCGCGCTTTTCGGTTGCGCTGCCGGTCAATTTCAGATTGTTTGGGGTCGCCGAGCGCGCCGGATGACAGTAAGTAATTTTCAATTCGGTCTAATAAATATGCGGCCTCAATTTCCTCCGTGCTGTCATATTTTGCCTGAGCCACGTCGAAATTGAGATTGGCATCCACCGGCTCGGACGCTCCCCGCACCCGGTATTTCCAGAACCGAAGCGCAGCCATGTCGGCGTATCGGCATGCATCAGTTAAACGAGCAGAAAAGCCGATGGTGCGGACTGCGCCGCCAAGGTATAGCCGAACCACCCACGTTTTGAAATCGGGCATCTGATAAACCAGACGAAAAGGATATTCGCCATGCCCACGAGCTAGTTCCACAAATCGCTCGCGGATGACTTCTTCAAGGTCCGGGGCGTCGCTAAATTTGGTAGTCTTTAGTTCCACCGCGAGGGCGGATAGGGCCGGGTCTTTTGCAATTCTGCTCATGTGTCGTGGGTCTCTCCGCAAAATTTACATGCCCAACCATAGCTCCCCACTCCAAAAAGCTGATTCGAAAGTGCCCAATGATCCGAGCGAAGCGGGCAGTTTTTTTCAGATACGTATGCCGGCAATGCCTCCACTAAATCTAAAAGATTTTTACGAGCGGCGAGATAACAATCGAGAACTTCTTTTATGTTTTGGCTCATTATGATTTTTTCAAAGTTTTCATCGCCCGCGCCCAACTGATTTGCTTGGCGGCATTTTCGAGAGCGATCTGAACCATTTCTTTATCGTTCCCGTTTTCAATTCGGTCGCTGGACACCAGCCGATACCACTTCCCGTTTTCACCCTGTTGTTGAACTTCGTAGGAGTGACGATCATACTCTTTTTCAATTTTCATTACAACCATTATACCATGGCTGTCAAGTCGCAACAATTCGAGCGGTGCAAAACCATTCACCCTCCCACGGTCCTGCATAATCTTGGGGCACGCAGAAGGCACCGTGAGTCGTGGCGGAAACGATACGAAAACACCGACTGCCGGTGGCAAGGTCTACTTCGTATCCCGATCTGTCTTTTGTAAGTATTTTAATTTTCATTGGGATCATTATATCACGGTTGTCAAGTCGCAACAATTCTAAGCCCGAGGTGCTTGGCGTTAGGGCGTTTACAACCGGGACATAACCTATGAGCGCCATTTAAACAATTGTAGCATTGTCCGCCGCCGTTGTAACTTTTGCACGCGCACGGGTGGATTTGTTTCTGGTCCGCAAAATAGCCGACTTTTCGCCGTGCCGCCGTGCCGCCGGATTTGACTTTTCGCCGGTTCGCCATATCAAAGAAACAGTGGAGCCGGTTAGACAAAAGCGCCACAAGTATTTTCACATTCCTGTATACGGGTATATATTGCCCACCGGCAAGACTTTCCGTTTTACGATTTTTCGTTGGATCGCCTTGTCGCCGAGCCACTTACAGCGATGGGATATTACAAATTGCTGGCTAACGTCTACATCCACCACATTTCGAGGTTTCCACCTCTAGGGGCCGTGTTTTTCCCCACCCCATATTTATTATTTTTCTTGTAAGAAAAGGATTACAGGACCGGAAAGACCACTTTAATGTCTATATGTGCTTATTATTGGGCGCTGCGCTGGGCTATTTTTCGTGATGATTTTCGATGCGCCGAACCGCCATGCCGTCTATTTTCGGATCGCCGATTCGCCCTGATGGATGCACTGTTTCGTGTGAAGAAAATTCCGGCAGATAAACTTTTCGAGAATATGCGGCCCGAGGTTCGGGAGTTGGAGCGCAAAGCGCGGGCAAATATGCGGTACAAAAAGCGCGCGGACTGGTGGGCCAAAAATGGAGCGAAGCGCAATGAATGAAGAATTGCCAGTGGATCGCGAGAACGCATTTTTGCTTTATGCGGCGTTTACGGGCGACCTCGAACGCACCGCCCATGCGCTAGGCGTGCGCGCTCTGGACGTGCTGCGTATCGCGGATGAAGATTCATGGAACGATAAGCTTAAGGGCATCCTTGAATTGAAAAAATCCAGTAAGCCCGGTGATATTGAGCGCAGTATAAATCGGGCGATGAACTTTGTCCAAGCGCATCGCTTTCGTATGTTTGTCGAGAAAGTTGTTTCAAAACTCATGGCCCTTACACCAAAAGAGGTGGATGACTATTTGTTTTTTCATCCTGATAAGAACGGCGTGATATATCCTAAATTAGTTACAAGGGCATTAGCCGACTTGGCGAGCGCAATTGAGAAAGCCCATGCTTTAAGTTATTTAGCTTTATCCGACACGGCCCAAGACCGGGCAAAACGCAACGAAGGGGCAGAGGGAACTATTGCGGCAGGCGAAATGCATGTTAAGATTGCCGAGGCGATGCGCAAGGCCGGGGCGAGCAACACGCCGCGAGCACAACTTTTTGATGCCCAGCTTCAGGTAGGGCAGGCAATTATTGATTCCGCGAAGAAATCGAACCCCGAGCCGGTTGATAATCCTCATGATAATGATGACCACTAAGTTTTGGGAAGTTGACCACACGATGAATTTTACGGACAGCAAAAAGCCCGGCTTCTCAGGCCGGGCTAAGTTTCGGGGGTTGGGACAAGTCGGACTATAGAACCGCACTTGCGGATTGCCGGGCCGCATCATAGCTCGCCTTTACCGCATCCGAAGCCGAACACCGGGCGTAATCGCGCGCCACTTCATCGACGATCATTGCGATTTGAATGCCGTCCCGAATAAAATATTTATCAGTGTATTGTGATTCTTTCATGCCGACAATCGCTCAAGTCTGAGATTTACGAATCCATCCTTATTAAAGTCTTCTGCCGCGCTAGCAATCTGATAGTTTTGGTCATGAATTGCATACGCGCCTTTGCGGTCGCGGATGTAGTAAACACCCGCGCTGACCATGTGACCATCCTTGGCCATCAGCTTCTTAATCACGTCGCGGCCTTGCGCGCGCAATGCGTTGCGCAGCGCATAGAAGAACTGCGAATCACTTCGGAACCGTTTGTCCGATTCCTCTTTGCGGACAATCACCCTCGCGCCTATAATTTCAATTTTCATTTGATCCTTTCAGTAATATGGCCGAGCCAATTAAAGCACCACGGTGCCGTCCGTGCGCCAAACTGCGCCCGTGGCTTCATTGATGCGGTCGCCTTCCATCATTTCAACCTTAGTTGAGCCGTGATACCACACGCCGGCCCGTTGGCCAATCCCGCGCCCGATGGGGCAGTAGGCGTTCAAGCGCGCCTTGGTGGTCACCGAACGCCAGCCGCCAGTGGTAAGAACCACACTACCATCAGGCCGGAAGGTCAGGATGTCTGTCGCATGCAGCCGGACCGCCACTGCCCCATCCTGCCTTCGGCAAAGGTAGGTATTGTTAGCGATCTTTTTCTGCTCACGGTTTCCGAGTTTTTCGATTGCTTGGTTGTATGTCATATTGTTATAGTATCAGATTGTTTAAACGTTGTCAAATTTTTATTATTGCCGTTCCAATCGAAAATTTACAGACCCATCCTTATTGTATGCGCGACCACATCGAAAATTTACAGACCCATTCCTATTGCGGTCATGCATGCAATACAGGCCCGCGCTCCGCTCATCGCGGCCTTGCGCCCGAAGTGCGTTACGCAACGCATAAAAGAACTGCGAATCGTTTTTGAACCGTTTGTCCGATTCCTCTTTGTGGATATTCACCATCGCGCCTGTAATTTCGATTTTCATTTGATCCTTTCAGTAGATTTTTTTTGATTGGGTTGTCAAATTTATTTTACCGCCCGCCCGCTTCCGGCAGGCCCTTTAGCAATTCGGTGACCCCGGCCACGGTTGGCCTAGCCCCAAACTTCTTGGCGATTTTCTTCGCAACGTCCGAAACGTGCGCCCGTCCAACAAGAATCGACGCTACCATCCGGGCCGCAAGCCCTTCCCATCCATCTGCCGGGATAATGTAGGCGTGCTTGCCCGAGTCGCAATCCGCCTTCATGGCGGCAGCATACTCGCGAATAAAATCTTGGCGGTTTCCGAGTTTTTCAGCTTGGTTGTATGTCATATTGTTATATTATCAGATGGTTTAAACGTTGTCAAATCGTTCACCGGATAGTCAATCTGATGCGTGAAACCCCACTGGTCCATTAAACAGGAGCCTTCCTTGTTAGTAAACCAGTGACACTGAACCGGCACTTTTTGCATTCCAATTTTACGAAATAGCCGATTTCCCAGCACCACGTATTCGTTCACTGGATAGTCAATTACTCCGTTACCCCCTCCGCTGTCAGTGTATTGTGATATCTTTTTCATACCGCACTATCGCATAAACTGTTTAAACAGTCAAATAATTCGACATGAATATCTACGGAAGGAAAACTAGGGGATTTACTTAATTTATGTCCTACGTCCGGGGTGCCCGTAAGCGAAAGGGCGATCCGAGTCCCGGCGAGCTTTATAACGTTAACGTTAACGTCCCGCCAAACGCCATTAGGGCGTTCCGGCGTCAAGCCAAAAATCCGCAACCCCTTCTTCAGAACGGCTGTCCGACGAATCGCCGATTCGTCGTAACGTCCTGATACTCAACGACTTCCGCCAAAATAGCCCGATCCGCAATTTTGAAAGTGCCTTCGGGGGTTTTTGCCGGGGCATCTTCGCTCAGTGACAGTTTCGAGATACGAAAAATCGAGATCGAAGTGGTAAAACCGCTCGGCGCGGTCCACTACTTCTATGACGCCGCTCGAGTGGGACCGAATTCGCGACGGTGGGGATTCAGAAGCGCAATTAGGCGGACTGTAGCCAAACCGCGATATGAACTCGGCTTAGAGTGACCGTAATCCCGGCGTCTTTGCTTATTGACCCTTTCGAGATACAAAAAATCGGGATCGAAAAATATAAAAATTTGACATCGAGGGGTGTTGGTGTAATTTGGTCAAAAATATGGCAACTATTTTATGAAATACGCACGCACAGAAATCCCCTATCCGCTCGACGGTTGGCTTAATCCTTTTGGCGATAAAGCCTGCTTGGTTTTGGAAGCGGTCAAAATTTTCGGTCTGACTTTCCGGCGCTACACGTTCCAACGATGGAACGGACGGCCCGGCACGAGAGTGTGGGAAGAAAAATGTCTTTCGCGGCGTAAGTATTTGCGCGCGTGTGAAAACGTCGCATGGTCCTACCGCGTTTCGCCGTAGGACCAAGCATGAGCCGCCTACACGAAATATAAAGGTTGGAACACTTGACAGCCGAATATTTTTCTGGTAATATGTCGGCTCTGGTCGATTCGCCAGTGTGGCGATCCGCTTTGTATACATGCGCAGGCATGCGTGTGGGCCAAAACAAGCCGGGGCGGGTCGTCGATTCGATACCGACCACTGGGTAGTCCTGCCTCCCGGATCGAAAGTCGTAATCATCCAATAAAAATATGAGCGAACAAAGCTGCCAAGTTCAGTGCAACTGTGCGGGGAACCAAGAGTCGTGGACCAAGGATTTGTTCATCAACTCCACGCGGGCGAAGGAAAAAATAAAAATTTTAATGTGGCCAATTGCCGCAATCCAGTCCACTGTTTCTTTGTTATGGAGCTTGTAATTGCGTTTGGTGTTGGTGCCGTCATTGGCGGCGTGGTGAGCTACTTTTTCTTTCGGGCGAATCCGAAGAAAAAGGCGGCAGTCGATAAATGGGTCGATGAAAACAAAGTCTAATTATGGCGAAATATAGTTTTCCAAAGGAGTTATTTGTCACCAAGGAGGACGAAGGCACGGAAGATGAATTTTTAAGTGCGCACACTGACGCTTCGGATGCGGCGGTAATTGGCGAGACTCGTGTGGTTGGACATTACATCCTCAAAAGCGCGCTCGTAGTCGAAACAAACGTTTCGGTAGAGTCTTCAAAAAGTTAATTATGGCCGACTGGAAAATTATATCGGGGGGACGGCTCGCCGACGTGGCGGATGAGATTTTAGCGAAAGCTAATGCCCTAGGCGTGTCTTCAGGATCGGTTGATACGAACAACGAAAGATTCGTGGAGACATTGCGGCATGTGGCCGGAGTTCTTAGGTTATGGCAACTCGGCGACACGCACGATCAAATTATTTTTGAAGCTGAGGGGGCGACCAACCCGGATGCCTCGTTGGATTTGAAGATCAGCGTCCGCACGGTTTCGGTTCGGTCGGCGGTTGTGCGTGAAGCGGTATCTCCGTCGATTCCATTGGCGGAACGACCGCTTGTCAAATCGAAGCGGCGTGTGTCCGTGTCGAAGTAATTTATGGCCCGCCCACCGTTTGTAATGAGCGAGTTTAGGTGCGGGCTATTATGCGGGATGGAGCAGCGGTAGCTCGTTTGGCTCATAACCAAGAGGCGGATGGTTCGACTCCATCCCCCGCGACGTGGGGCGGGCCTTCTCTGACGACCAATTTTATCGTGGGTTGGCGCAAATGCTAGCGCACCGGATGCGTTCCGGGGGATGCCGTAATTGAGCGACGGCACCCACGACCAATTTATGAAAAAGCTAATTGCTAAGATACTACTAATTTGTTCCATTTTAATGGTTCGGGCCGACACGGTAGGCTTTTCATGGCGCGCTAACACGGAGCCGGACCTTTTGGAATACCGGCTTTACGCGAATAATGTGTGGATCGCGTCTTTCACCGGCACGACGGGGGAGTTAAGCGGCGTGGATGCGGGCACATATTTTTCGCTCACCGCCGTGAATACAGCCGGGATTGAAAGTCTGCCTACCGATCCTCCGCTACTCTACCGGGGCCGAGCGGTGGAGATTTCCGGCTGGCGGGACGGCGTCGAGGTGTTTTGCTCGGTATTTTATGTGAACCGCTCGGATGTTCATAATTTTTTTCGTTTGGAGATGCAGTCCGGCGTAGTGATTATACAGCGCGCGTCCTCCCTTGGGGCCGAGTGGCGGGAAGTCGCATCGGTGGTGGTCCCGGAGTCAGACGGTTTTCAACAGTTTCAAATTCAAATCGCCCGGTGAATCCCGATACGTTAGTGGCAGTTTCTTGTTATGCGGGCGATGTTGGTCAAGTGACGGGGAATATCGAGGCATACGTTCATCATCAGACGCCCGTAGTGATATTTTCTCCCGAAGATTCTCCCGTGGACCTGCCGGGATGGGATTGTCGTCATGCTGGAAAACGCGCGTATATTGGTCAGGACTCCTTGGATCGGCAACGCAAATATTTAGAGATATTGCTGACCTATCCGCACAAATATTTTCTGTTTAACGATTCGGACTCGATGTGTTTATCCGCAGAAATTCCTAGGTATGTTTATGATTCCCCGGATGTGGTGTGGTCAAATGAAGTAGTTGAGCCGCGACCACATGCGTCGTCATTACCAAAGATTGCCATGCAGCCCCCGTATTTTTTAAGCCGAGCGTTGATACAGCGAATGGTGGGGGTGGCAGATCGGATCGTTATCCATCCTATTACGCCGTATATTGATCACTATATGTTGCAATTAGTGTGTGAAGCCGGGATTTTTCATAAAAATTTTTTAGAGGCGGGAGAACCGTGGACAAAGGTCAATCGCATGGGGGAGCCATGGGGGGAGTCGTGGGGTGAAATGTCGGGCCGAGTTCGATATCATGGCCGGGTGTTTGTGCATCCGGTAAAATCCTCGGATCACCTACACCGATTGCTGGCGCATCATCGGGCCTATGCGCAGGAGCATCCATGAATCCCAACACACTCGTAGTGGTTTCGGCCTACGCAGGAGACGCGCACCAAGTCGAGCACAACCTTCCGATCTATCGGCACCATGAGTGCCCGGTAGCGATATTTTCACCCGTCGATGCGCCGATCATGCAGATGCCGGGCTGTATTTGTCTTTCAGACGGCCTGAAAGGCTGGATCGGGCCGCAGACCCTGGAGCGGCATCGGAAATTTCTCGAACTGATGCTGAAGTTCCCGCACGCGCATTTTCTTTTCCACGACGCGGACTCAGTTTGCCTGTCGCCGGAGATTCCTCGGTATTGTTATGAATCGCCAGATACGATCTGGTCCAATGAGGTAGTGGACACAAATCCTGCGCCGTCATTGTTGCCAAAGTTGGCTTGTCAGCCGCCATACTTCTTATCGAGAAAAAGTATCCGGGCGATGCTGGATTGCCAGTTGCCCACGTCGTATCATACCCGGCAAAACCCGGAGGACTGGCCGATGCCGTTTCCCACCGAGTGCATTGACCATTACATGCTTCAGCTTGCGTGCGGCAGTGGGCATCCGCACCTCAGTTTTTTCACTGGGGCGAGTTTTGAAACGGCCAGCGAGCGTGGGTTCGCGGAGATGTCGAAGTTGGTGCGGCTCTACGGGCGGGTGATGATACATTCGGTAAAGACCGCAGCGGTATTGCACGGTCTCATACAAGACCATGTGGTGTTTAAACATGCAAATCCCTAAGACCACACCAATCGGCGAGACGGGAAAGATTGTTTTGGCAGACGATCTTGGGGGATCGGCATCGGCCCTGCGGGCGGGCCGGTTGGATTGGGACGATGATTTTACCGGCTTGCCGGAGGTCCGGGCGCTAGTGCCGGGGCAGGTCGTCATTGACGTGGGGGCGTTTATCGGAGACACAACTCATATGTTTTTGCTCCGGGGATGCGAGGTATATGCATTTGAACCTCAATCTGATGCGTTTTTCTGTTTGGTGCATAATTGCCCCGAGGCCCATTGCTATCAGGCGGCAGTGGGTTCAGATGAGTTGTATCAATGCTCGACTGGGCCGGAGGCATGCGAGCGGGCACAATGGCATCTCGGTGGACGGCCCCTGGTTCGAGATGGTTTTCATCGCACAGTCGCGCTGGACCGCCTGGGATTCTCGCGGGTGGATTTTTTAAAGATCGACGCGGAAGGTTGGGAGCCACTGGTGTTGGCGGGAGCAAAAGATTTAATTGCAAAATACAAGCCAGTCATTCATGTCGAAGTGTTTACCGCCGCCCTTGCGCCGTTGGGGTTTACCGCCGGGTCAATTCTAGGCCATTTGTCTCAATATAATTGCCGGGAAGTTCGCCGATATGATGCGAATCTACACGAGTTGATTTGTATTCCTAGATGAATATTCAATTTCAAGCAAGTCGAATTAAGAAATGAATATTCAATCTAAAATATTTATTGCAGGCCACCGGGGTCTCGTGGGCAGTGCGCTCGTCCGGTTGCTTGCGTCATTAGGGCACGAGCATCTGATTACCGCGACTCGACAGGAGATGGACCTCACTGATCCAGTTGTGGTAAAATGGTTTTTTTCGGTGTATCGCCCGGAGTATGTTTTCATGTGTGCGGCGCGTGTGGGGGGCATTAAAGATAACGCCGCGCATCAGGTGGATTTTCTTTGTGAGAACCTCGCGATACAGCAGAATGTAATTCTTAACGCGGCGGCGTATGGCGCAAAGAAATTGATTTTTCTGGGATCAAATTGTCTTTATCCTAGAAACTGCCGCCAACCAATTAAGGAAGAATATTTAATGTCAGGGCGGCTGGAAGAAACAAATCGAGGGTATGCGATAGCAAAAATCGCGGGAGTGGTTTTGTGTGAGTATTTTTACCGAGAGCGGGGGCGTAAATTCGTATCAGCAATGCCGTGTAATCTTTTTGGACCAAACGATACTTTTGACGGCGAGGCGGGGCATATTATTCCCGGCATGATGGCTCGGATGCATGACGCGAAATTACGGGGCGATCCGGCGTTTACTGTATGGGGGGAGGGCACGGCGCGGCGGGAATTACTTTATTCTGATGATCTGGCGCGTGCGTTACTTCGGGTGATGCAGGATTACGACGCCCCGGAGCCGATCAATACCGGAAGCGGCCGGGAATTTTCCATAAATGAAATCGCACATTTTATCGCGCGCGCCGTGGGCTATCAAGGAGTCATTCAGTTTGACGCGAGCCAACCCGCAGGAACACCGCAAAAATTATTGGACAACTCTAAAATTTTTGATTTGGGGTGGCAACCGCAGGTGGGCTTGGAGGACGCTTTAGCGCAAACTTACGCATCGCATTTTGGTCCAAAATAGCGCACTGTTTTTATGTATGAGCGATCTGCCTGCGGACAATATTGTTGATCTTATGCCCTACATTGAAGGGGTGAAATTTGGTTGGACAGTGGATATGACTCATGCGGTTCTTCAACACGGAGATAAACAATGCCTTACAAAACAAAACCCATTGGCGGCGGTAGGGTGCGAGTCGCGTCCCCCCACGGAGTAAAAGCCAAGGCTACGACTCCCGCTAAGGCAAAGCGACAGATGAATCTTCTGCGGGCGGTGGAGCACGGTTGGGTGCCAACTCGCGACCAGTTGAAAAAGAAAATTCTAGGTTCGTGAGACTTTATTTTTATCGCGGTAAGGGGTTTGGAGCCGCCTTAATTAGGTGGTTCTCCCGGTCGAAATATGCGCACGTATCCATCGCGTTTGAGGACGGCATTGTGTATGAGGCGTATCCGTTCAAGGGGGTGCGTAAAACTACGTTGAAATCCACTAAGGGAGTGACGCCCTTTGTGTTTAAACTCGGCGTTCCAATTGATTCGGCGGCGGTTCGAGTCTTTTGTGAGTCTGAACTTGGCACGCCATATGATTATTGGGGCGTGATTTGTTTTGTTTGCGGGATTAAACCGCGCCGGTCGGATTCGAGATATTTTTGCTCTGAATTTGGCATGGACGGCTTGGCAGTTGGTGGGGTGGCTTTGTTAGAGCGCGTAGACTCGTTTAAAGTTCGTCCCGATGAAATGTCGTGGTCGCCCGCAATTACCGTTGACTTGGCGCTGAAGTTTCAATGGGATCACCCGATATGATTCTTTTTCTGCGAGAGCGGGTTAAAATAAACGTCCTATACTTGCGGGTGGGCAAAAAAGCGGACAAAAAAGTGGACAAAAAAGTGGGTTGGTGGTTGCGGTTTAAACAGTGGGTTAAAAATGGCTTGCGATTACGAAACAGAGTATAGGTGCGGGGACGGGGAGCATAATCTTCTTAAGAAGATTCTTGGCCGGCTGAAAGAGATAGTAGGCTTGGGAGCGGGGGGGAGATACGGTAACTCTCACGGTTTCTGATATTGAAATCGGCGCGGTGGAGATTAAAGACGGGGATACGGACACGCGCGCGAAAGTTATTACGACATGTCCGCTGGATTCTGACCGGGG